GATTGAACTATTAATTCCATTAACTTCGTCAAATACTGTTGTTGATGGAGATCTCCAGGTAAATGGTGCTTTGACATTGGCTGGAGGTTTACAATTTGGCCCAACATTTGCAACCGCTAGTTTAACAGGAAACACCAATAATCTGGTAATACCTAATTTAGCTAATTCAATACTAGTTAGAATTTCAACAACTGGTGGAAATTTTTCATTAACGGGTATTGAAGTTCCAGATAACACAAAAACATTTTTCTTCAATGTTTTTAATGTAGGTACATCTGGAAACATTATTTTTAAAAATAATGACATTGGAAGCATTGCACAAAATAGATTTTTAGTAGGGGGTGATATAACTGTCCAACCAGGAGAAGGTTTATCCTTTATATATGATCCCGTAGATTTAAGATGGAGATCTCCAGGTAAAAATATCTAATGTATCTACGTTAGAATTAATCGAGATTATTTTGAATTTTTAAAGCATATTTATTTAAGAAAGTTATGGAAAAGAAAGTTTTTACCCCCGAAGAAATAGCTCGAATTAAGGAGCTACAAGATAAGTATAACACTCTAGGTGTTCAACTAGTGCAATTAAAGTTAGCACAGAAAAATGCCAAGGAGTATTTAGAAACATTACAAGCTCAAGAGACTTCAATCGAGCAAGAGATATTTGAAGCCAACGAAGCAGAAAAAGCATTAGCAGTGGAATTGGATACAAAATACGGTGAAGGTTCTCTTGATTTAGAATCTGGTGAATTTACACCAAATTCATAACAAAAAAAAGGTTTCGAGTTACGTTGTGATATTTATAGTAAAATTAACAACAAATTACAACAATGGCCGAAAGAATAGTATCACCAGGTGTTTTTACAAATGAAAAAGACCTATCTTTCTTACCTGCAGGGATTGCAGCGATTGGAGCAGCAATCATAGGACCTACATCTAAAGGACCTGCATTTGTACCTACTCAAGTTGAAAACTTTGATGACTTTATTGCAAAGTTTGGTGGCTTGAGTGAGGAGACTTATGTACCTTATGCAGTTAAGAGTTATCTAAATAGCGCAGCGACGGTAACAGTTGTACGTGTTCTTCAAGCAGGAGGGTATAGTGCAAAAGCTGTTCACATCCTACATACGACTGGATCTGACACAAGATTAGTTGGTGTAATCATGCCAACAACTGCTCTTGGATTTTCAACTGGAAACGGGTATGACAAGTCTGACTTCACATCTTCTGGATTTTTTGGAGGCAGTGCAACTGGATCTTTTGGATTCACATTATCTGGATCAGGTGTGTCTGCACAAAACCTAACAGCATCTTTATACCCACCTAGCGCTAACTCAATGGCTAATGTACTTGGTCAGTCGGTTAAGGGAGCTAAGAAAGGATACTTGTATTCTTGGTTTGGTGATTTCTTAACTTCACTATCAGGACAATCGGGATCAGTAACTTTTGAAACAGGATCTGTAGCAGCTCTAGTTAACTATTCAAGTTCAGTGTATGGAGAATATGCACCAGCAGCAACTCCTTATATCACATCACAGCTTATTGGTGGCGAGAAATTGCAACTATTCAAGATAGTATCTCTTGCGGATGGTACAAACACAAACACAGCTTACAAAATAAGCATTGTTAACAATACACTTCCAGGATCGGATCCAGGTTCAGATTACGGATCATTCACTCTATTAGTTCGTGACTACAGCGATACAGATCAACGTCCACTTGTACTTGAGTCTTACTCAAACCTTAATTTAGATCCAGACTCACCAAACTACATTGCTAGACGAATTGGTGATCGCTCATACACAGTAAGCGATACTGGAGTGGTTTCAAGATTAGGAGATTACAACAATGTATCTAAATACATTCGAGTAGAGTGTGTTGATGATATCAAGAACAAAGCAATCAGCCCTAACGTAAAACCATTCGGATTTGAAGCGTTGGTTCAACCAGTATCTTCAAGCTACAGCTTTCCTTCTTACACTCTTGAGACAACAACTCCAGAGATTAACGGAGCATATAACAAAAAGGCATACTACGGATGGGATTTCTCAACAGCAGATAACTCAAACTGGTTGCAACCGCTAGCAGCAGGTACAGTACAAAAAGGAACAGGATTTAACCTTGATCAGTGTTTTGTACACCCTAATGCAACTAAAGTGAATGACAATTCAACTTTCATTGGTGGTTCAAGTGTCTCAGCTTCTTTGTTTGTAGGACTAGACGTAGCAAATGTTCTTAAATTCAACGTACCACTTCAAGGTGGATTTGACGGAATGGATCCAGCAGTTCCTAAAAAAGTAGGCTCAGCAATCACAGCAACTAACTTGTTTGGTATGAACTGTAGCTCTGCAACAGCAGCTGGTGGTGAAGCTTACCTAAAAGGACTTAACGTAATCAGTAATGCTGATGAGTACGATATCAACTTAATCGTAACACCAGGAGCAACAATTGCTGATCACTCAGCTATCGTAAACAAAGCAATTGAAGTTGCTGAAGATAGAGGTGACTGTTTTGTAATCGCTGATCCAGTGATTCAAGGTGGTTCAGTAGCATCTGCAGTAGCAGCTGTAACTGATAGTGGAATTGACACTAACTACGCTGGTACTTACTGGCCATGGGTGAAAATCATCGATACTGACAAAAACAAACCAGTATGGGTACCACCTTCAGTAGTTGTACCTCGAGTAATGGCATTTAACGATTCAGTAGCATACGAGTGGTTTGCACCAGCAGGTCTAAACCGTGGAGGTATCTCTGAAGCAGTGGATGTTGAGTTGAGATTGAATCAAGCACAAAGAAACGACCTTTACGAAAACAAAGTAAACGCAATAGCAACATTCCCTGGACAAGGAATTTGTATCTGGGGTCAGAAGACACTTCAAGCTAAGCCTTCTGCACTAGATAGAATCAATGTACGTCGATTGTTGATCACATTGAAGAAATTCATTGCATCTTCAAGCCGTTATTTAGTATTCGAGAACAACACAACTGCAACACGTCAGAGATTCTTGAACATTGTAACACCATACTTGGAAACTGTAAAAGCTCGTCAAGGATTGTTTGCTTTCCGAGTTGTAATGGATGAAACTAACAACACACCAGACATCATCGATAGAAATATCATGTACGGACAGATTTACTTACAACCAGCAAAAGCAGCAGAATTTATCGTACTAGACTTTAACATTCTTCCTACTGGAGCAAGTTTTGAAAACGCTTAATACTTATTAATAAAGACACATGGCAAATTTAATTGAAAATAACGAGATATTCTACACACCCTACGAACCTAAGGTACAGAATAGATTTATCCTATCGATAGAAGGTATCCCAGCTTTCTTGTGTAAGAAAGTGTCTCGCCCAGGTATTGAGTGTGGTGAGGTGGTATTAGATCACATTAACATTATCCGTAAGATGAAAGGAAAATGTAAGTGGAATGATATTACTATCACAATGTATGACGCAATCGTTCCTTCCGGAGCTCAAGCAGTGATGGAGTGGGTACGTGTAGCTCACGAGTCAGTAACTGGTCGTGATGGATATGCAGATTTCTACAAAAGAGATTTTGACATCTTCGTACTAGGACCGGTTGGTGATAAGATCGAAAACTGGAAAGTTAAAGGAGCTTACATCAAAACAGCAACATTCGGTGATATGGACTGGTCAACTGAAACTCCAGTTGAAGTATCTTTAACACTAGGAGTTGATTACTGTGTATTAGAGTACTAAGATCAAAAACTAATAACGATAAAGAGTCTCGCTAACAAAGCGGGACTTTTTTATTTTAGCGACATATTTATAGGAAAGTTACTAATAAACACTATCTATGAGCAAAGTTGTGAACGATGAGTACCCAAAAGGAAAGCAGGTACTAACTGACGAAGAAATCAAAGCCAAATTTTTAGAGGGAGCATTTAACACCGGAACAGTAGAAACTGTTTCTGCAACTCCATCTATTGTACCTACCGAGGTAATCGAGTTACCATCTAAAGGATACTTCTATCCAGAAGGACATCCACTATCTAGTGGAAAGATTGAGATGAAGTATATGACAGCTAAGGAGGAAGACATCCTAGCATCTCAGAACTTAATTAAGCAAGGAGTTGTTATCGATAAACTATTACAGTCATTAATTGTTACTAAGATCAACTACAACGATCTACTTACAGTTGATAAGAATGCAATCTTTATCGCAGCTCGAATCCTAGCTTATGGTAGTGATTACGATGTGGAGGTCACTTGTCCAAGTTGTGGAGAAAAGTCTAAACACGTTATCGACTTAGGTGACTTTGCTGCAAAAGAAATTGACTGGGATCGATACACTCCAGGTCAAACTACTCACAACTTTGAGCTACCTATTTCTAAAAACAAACTATCTCTCAAGTTTTTAACGCATGGAGATGAGAAGAAAATTGAAGAGGCAATCAAAGGATACAAGAAGTTGAGTAAGATCTCAGGAGTTGATCCAGAACTAAGTACTCGATTAAAACACCTTATTGTTGCTATAGATGGAAACGAAGATCGTGCATTCATCAACAAGTCAGTAGATAATATGCTGTCTCGAGATAGCTTGGCGTTGAGATCGTACTTGAAAGAAGCAACACCAGATATCGACACAACATTCTCTTTTGAATGTCCACACTGTCAGCATGAGGTTGAAAAGATGGCTATGCCCATCAATGTGAACTTTTTTTGGCCTGGGGTCTGATTACAGGCCCATGATGCAAGATCAGATCTTTGATCTGATGTATTACGGAAAAATGGGATGGACTTACACAGAGCTGTACAACCTACCCGTACACTTGCGGAGATACTTCTATCTAAAACTAGCAGATCTTCGTAAGAAAGAAAATGAATCACAACAAGCTGAAGTGAATAAGATAAAATCACAGTCAAGAAGATAAGCCAACCAAGCGTTGGCTTTTCCTTTGTGTTGATATTTATATTAAACTGAATACATGAAATCCGACAATAAAAGACTTCGTGAAGCAATTCGCAATTATGCTCAAAAGCTTCGAAAAGAGAACAAACAAGCGGACGCTAATTGGATTGTAGACAAGATCGCATCAGCTCTTGATGCAGCAACTAATGACAAAAAAGACTATCAAATAGCAGCAGCAACTCAGAGTGATGCGTTTAAGGATTTAGCTAAAGATCTAAAAGACAAAAGGGATGATAATTCCGAACAACAAGATGAAGTATTAAAAGAAACTTTCTTTGATTGGTTAGCAGGTGGAGCAAGAAACTACGTGCACGGAATACTGGATAGACGAGCTGGTTATCTACAAAGTGCAATGAAGAACGACGCTAAACTTCAACGCATGGCAAGAGAGGCAGGACTAAGTGGAAGAGATTTTGAAAACAAAATATACTCGCTAATGCAGAAAGATACTAGCTTTCTTAAAGCACTAGCATCCGGACAACTTAGAGCACGAGGTGCTGGTAGATTTTAATAAAAGTAAATGCAAGATTTAGGACAAAACTCACAAGACGCTAGAGATGCAATAAAGGAGTTGTTCGCGGAAATTACCAAGAACAAGCCTACACTCAGCGCTATGGTTATAGATGTAAATTCTATGACCGCAGGGTTTAATAAAATGTCTAAGGAGATGCAACTATCCGGAACCTTAGCTAAGAATATTGAAAAAACTTACCAAAGCTCAAACTCACTAGTAGAAAAGATTAAGGCAAACCTGCAATCAACAAATGCTACTCAAGAGGAGATAGCGGCAGCTGGCGAGCGAATATCAAACATCAACCAAAATGCGTTTGACATCGCATCTGACATGGAGCAGGCGGTTGGCAGCTTGTATAAGTTAGAGGTAGCTCGAGCAACAGGGCTTACGGGTATCTACGCATCCCAAGCAGCTGAATATAGTTTAATGGTAGAAAAAGGTCTTCTTTCAAAAGAAGAGTATGAAACCCACCTTCAAGAACTGAAGCTTCAAGAAAAAATGCAAAAGCATCTTGATGAAAACTTAGCACTAAACGAAGCGATCGCAGCTCAGATTGTCGAGATACGAGAGGAAACTGAATCATGGAAAAAGAGCTTTGATAAGGTTAATGCCACAGCTAAGGCCATAGCCACCGATCCAAAAACATTAGCATTTTTTGCATTTAATGAAGGAGTGAAGGGTCTTGAAAAGATGCATCATACCTTCCATGAAATGCACGAGATGGGTTTATCCGCAGGTCAGGCGATGGAAGGGACGTTCAAACAAATGGACATAGCGAGTATGGATTGGTGGTTAGGACTTTCCGATACTCAAGGTGTTATGAAGGGTATTGTTAGTGAGTATGGTAACGTAAATGCACTAAGCAAAGACACTGTCAGTCAGTTAGGAAAAATGGCAACTTCCTTTGGAATCTCAGGAGAAGAGGCAGCTCAACTAAACGCACAACTGTCTCAGATGCCAGGAGAGACCTCAGAGACAGCAGCTAACACTATGCAGGCTGTTGGTGACATGGCCAAAATGCAAGGAGTTGCACCTGGAAAGATAATGAAGGACATGGCAAAGAATGCCGGAGCCATGGCTTTGTATAGTAAGGATGGTGCTAAAGGATTTGGAAAGGCTGCAATTGAACTCCACAAAATGGGAGTTGAGATAGCCACAGCAGCTAAAATGGCTGATGGCTTACTGGATTTTGAAAATAGCATCAACAAGCAGATGGAAGCGTCTGTTTTGCTTGGTAAAGAAATAAACCTAGACAAAGCTAGGGAGGCAGCGTTAAATGGAGATTTAGAAACAGCAACTTCAGAAGTACTTAAAAATGTAGGAGGAGCCGCAGAGTTTGAAAAAATGAACGTACTCCAGAAAAAGGCACTAGCAGAGGCTACTGGAATGACTGTAGAAGAGTTGCAGAAATCGATCGATGCTCAAGAGGAGTCCAACAAATACTTTGGCGAAGGCTCTAGTATGGGAATGAGTGCATTAGGATATATGATGCAGTATGGAGGCGCCGCAGCAGGGTTTCTCAAAGAGAACGCAACACTCCTAATGGTAGGTGTTCAGATTCTATCCAGTCAAAACGTACTGAGAATGATAGGTGTCGTTTGGGAAAAAGCAAAAATAGCAGCAGCTTTGGTTTATCAAGGTATCATGTGGGCTATTACTGGGTTGATGAATATGAAAGTTTTATCTAGTATAAAGGATTTTGCTTTAGAGCAAGGTAAAAACGCACTAGCATTAGTAGGACTCGGAATAACACAAGGTCGCTTATTGTTAGAAAATACTATAGGTCAAACTAAAATGGGAATGTGGATTAAGGAAAAAGCTCAGTGGGCGTTAGAGAAAGCGCACTTCGCTTGGAAAAAAGGCGCAGCCGCATTGGGGGGTGGTGCAGCCGGAGCAGCAGCTGGAGTGGCATCAAAGGGAGCAGAGGCTATGTCTGGAGCAGCAGGAGCAGCCTCAAAGGTTCCAGCAGGAGCAGGTAAGAGTACGGGTGGATTAACAAAAGCAATCGAGAAAATCAATCCAGGAAAACTACTTGCAGGAGCAGCCGCATTGATATTAGTAGCAGCAGCTGTATTTGTATTTGCAAAAGCAGCACAAGAGTTTGGTTCGGTATCGTGGGAAGCTATTGGTATGGCAATCGTAGCAATGTTAGCTTTGGTTGGAGCATTAGCGCTCGTTGGAGCTATAATGATGAGTGGTGTTGGGGCATTAGCGATTCTAGCAGGAGCAGCCGCAATGCTGATCATGGCTGCAGCTTTGTGGGTATTAGGAAAAGCAATTCAAGAAATAGCAAAAGGATTTGAAATCGTAGGACCGGTTCTAGTATCACTAGCACCAATGGCAATGGACATAGTAGCTTTAGGAGCAGGGTTAGCGTTGATGGGTTATGGAATGATCGCACTGGGAATAGCATCTTGGGTAGCAGCTCCAGGATTAATGTTTGCAGCATTTGCATTAACTTTAATGCTACCAGCAACTTTAGCTCTAAACGAGTTAGCTCAGTCGGGAGGTTTGAGTATGCTCGGAGAGGCGTTTATGATGATCGCTGCCTCAGCACCAGGATTGTTAGCTGTAGCAGGAGCATTGGCTGGAATGGCAGCAGGATTAGGAGGAATAGCTTTGGCCGGATTTGCAGCATTACCAATACTCGGAGCACTAACTGCATTGGCAGCAGTAGCTCCAGCTTTAGCTTCTTTGGGAGGTATGTTTGGCGGTGGCGGTGAAGAGAAAGAGAGCAAGGATGATAAGATGGATAAGTTGATTGCAAAAATGGATCAGCTTATTGCAGTTGCATCTAAAGGTGGTGAAGTTAAGATGGATGGTAAAAAGGTTGGCGAAGTAATTCGTTTAGGTTTAAACACATCAAACGTAAGATAATATGAAGCCATTCAAAACTATAAGTCTGGTTGATAGATTAAAGGCTAGTACATACAGTGATGTGTCTGAGCTTAGAGGAAAGGCTGAACCTGGAAGTCCAGGAGGAAACGATCTACCTTTTCCCCCAAAAGATACACAGACAGAGGGTTTAAAACTGACACTACCATCAAAGCCTGCTACCATAGTTGAATTAAAAAAACTTCCTGACGCAAGAAAGCGCAACGCTGAGCTATTAAAACTCGTTCGATCAGCTCGTCCAAAGCAGAAGTTGCAAGTGCCAAATGCATTTGCGACCAAACCGCTAGTGTCCTTCATACTTCCAAAATCAAACGAAAGCTTTGCAAATATCATAAAGCTAGAAGATAGGTTAGCGCAGTCTAATGTAGTGAAATCGACAAGACACTTACCGCACTTTTTTCTATCTGACTTCTACACAGACTACATCCAGATAACAAGATTTGGAGTATTTAACCACAGCAGCATTACAGAGGTTAATCAATTTTTGTTTAAACCAAATAGAGATGGTCAGGACATCGTGCCTTACGAATTTGATCCAATAATACTACAAGGAGTAAAGCTAACTAACGGTCAGTTTATATCGTTAGTTGATACAAAAACACCAAGAGAAAATGTACTAACACTGCAAGGAACATTCTTTACAAACGGAGCGTTCATCTCGCAGATACAAGTAGAAGATGTTTCCCCGCAATCAACAATCTTGACCCTTCAAGGAACCTTCTTCACAAACGGTCAGTTTATATCTCAAACAAATTTAGAAGATCCAGTTGAGGTAGTTGCTCAAGGAGGACAAAAAGCTTTTGCATCTATATCGCCAAATGTGATAACCTTAATGCAAGGAATTATCATTGATAATGCAGGAAAGTCTGTTAGTGTTATTAGCATAACAAAACCAGCCGCTGTACCAAAACCTACACAAGAACCTAGCAAAGCGGAGTATGCAGGAGATCGTGCTTTGTCGATTCTACTACCAAGAGTTAAACATGGTAGTGCATTTCTGCAGAGACAGGATTTTGGTCAGTTAGTATTCAATCAAGGTACTCTTACAATCCAGCGAACTGGATTTGGTGACGATTTATTTGTACAGATAATTCAACAGCTGCAAGGGATTAGTCCTGACGGAACAGAGAGTAGTCAGATACTCCCAACAAAAGATTTCCAGAATAGAAGCTTTGACGGTCAAACGCTTGAGTCAGCTCAAGGTGAAAACTATTTCGAAACAAATCGACCACCAGCAGAACCATTCCCAACTCCCGAAGAGTTATTAAAAACAATAAGAGGTTTTCAATACGATAGAGCAGGTAAGCGGCAAGGTAAAGCACCAACTGGAAACGTAAGTCCGTCATCAAGAACTGGTGGAATAAAGTCACGAGGAAACTTTAGAGATTCGGGAGCACAAAGAAAACCGGACTACACAGCAGCAGGATTTATTCCATTATCTATTAGTGGCATATCTTTCCCAGCACTATTAACATCACTAAGTGATAGCTGGAGTCCAAGTTGGAATGATCAAAACTTTGTTGGTCGTCAAGATACCTTTAAAAACTTTAAAGGTGTAACTAGAAGTGTTAGCATGGGCTTTAAGGTAGTGGCTTGGAGCGGTGGAGCAAGTGGTATGTGGGCAAAACTTGATTCTCTAATTAAAGCAACTTCAGTCGGTACTCCATCAGGACCTTATACGAAAGGACCTATAGTAAAGTTGACAGTTGGTGGCTTGTTTAAAAACGTAACATGCGTATGCACATCTCTAAAGATTGATACAAACCCAGCAGAATATACTTGGGATATCGGAACAGGACATCCTATGATTGCAGATATCTCAATCGACTTTGCAATGTTGACGGATAACGGAGGTAACCTATTCAACGCAAGCGCAAACAAATACTACGGGTAACTATTTATAGTATATGAATAGATACGAAAAGATACCACAAAAAAAGACAGAAGATGGAAAGAGGGTTGTTAGGTCAACTATCTATCCACCAATTCCTAGAAAGGAGTCAGATATCTACATTCGCACCACAATAGGTGATCGAGTTGAGTTAATCGCTTATCAGTTTTATGGAGATGTGAATATGTGGTGGTTAATTGCTGAAGCAAACGCAGTAGGTAAAGGCTCTTTTGCTCTAGAACCTGGCACTCTACTAAGAGTACCACAAGATTATCAAGACATTTTAGAAGAGTACGAACAATTAAACAACTAAGTTATGGCAGGAGGAAATCCCTTCAAAGGAAAATCCGTTCCAGGTGGAACACAAGCTGAGCTCAACGCAAGAGGAACAAACAAAGGACCCGTATGGGCAGCTCAACGAATGCCGTGGATTCATTTGAGTTCTTATGCTTCCAGCTGCGGCCAATACAATCGATTATCGAGTAAATTAGAGATAGGATCTGGCACACGGTATGAAGGTGGTTTTGTCCGAACGAAACCAGTACTCACCGGAGTTCAAGTGAAAAAGCAGGGTGAATTAGGAACAACAAGATCCTGCACTATAAACCTTACAGCCTTTACAGACGAGCAATTAATAGGACTTCAACAGTGTTATTTCATCCCGGGAATGACCGCAAGAGTGCAATGGGGATGGTCCGTGGCATGTACAGGACAAGTAGCTCCAAGCCCAGTAACAGGTCCAATGGATGATGGTAAGGCTATATGTATGATGCGAAGCATAGCAGCAGGTAATCCAGCATATGATGGTTTGCAGGGTTTAATCACAAACTTTAGCTACAAGCTCAGCAACGATGGATATTGGGAATGTACTATTGAATTAGTAGCAGCATCAGAAGCTGTACAAGACGGTAAAGTGTCAGTTTCTGGTGATTGTGAATGCTCTCGTGTATTTAAGTCAGAGGAAGGAGAGGATGTAACAGCAAAGAGGAGCCTACTATACACGTGGTTGTTTGATATCAATACGCAAGCTCAAAATGATGAGGATTGCGTTTACTTAGGGAATAATGTAGGAGGTAGTCACGATCAAGGTTGGCGAGTATCAGCAGGTAATTATGAGGGTGAAGATAGAAACGACGCCGGAGGTTCAGAGCAAGCTAGTCTCAATCCAAATTACGACACCACAGAGGGTTATATTTCATGGTACACCTTAGAGGCAGCAATAAATACATACGCAATTCCAACACAAGGAGGAAAGCATACAATAGGAAAAGTTATGAGCAACAACATAGAGATACCATCTAATTGGTGGTTGGACTCTGGCGATCCACGAGTATGCGTTCTTGCCGGATCACCTAGAACAAGCCAAGCGATTGGTAGAGATGATTGGAACTGGAAACAAAACGCCCCTAACGATAATTGGGGTGGCAATTCGTTTGACTTTGGTAACACTGTAATGCTTAACTGCATATTCCTAATGCAAGAGCTAAAGGCAGTTGAGGACGGTGATAATAAGATCAGCACCTTCTTGCAAAACGTACTCAAAAAGGTAAGCAATGTATGCGGTGGTTATTTTGCCGAGTATTTAGAGGTAGTTTCTACTACTGAGAATTGTGAGGATCCAACTGACGTTCCTCTAGTATCGATCGTAGACATAAGAAACTACACTCCAGCAGGAGTTTACGCGGTGCCAACTGATGCCAATAATTCAGTAATTCGAGATCTTAAATTAGACATGAAACTTACCGGAGCAATGAAATCGCAGGCATTGTACGCCAATGGTAGTAAGCAAAATGGAAAAAATTCAAAATGCGATACAGTAGCCTTTAGAGCTTTTGGTACCGGTGAGTCGGTAGTCGATTTGTGCAGACCAAAAGCATCAACACCACCACCTTGTGACTGCAATCAAGTTCCATCCTCAGTAGAAGAAGGTGATAAAAGCTTTGATGAAATTTTTGAAGAGATGTACGGTTGTGTAGATAATACAACAACACAAGCAGCAATTGCAGCAGTAACAGAGAAGGTGAACAAAGATGATGATGCTAAGGAAAAGTGTAAAGGAATGCCACTACCTTTTGACTTTGGATTCACAGTTGATGGAGTTGGTGGATTTGCTTTTGGACAGCTAATCACATCGACCAGAATCCCAGCAGCTGTAAAAAATGCTTTTGATTTTCAAATCACATCTGTAGAACATAATGTTACAGTGCAGGACTGGACAACTACAGTAAGCACTGTAGCAAGATATAAAGGAGCATAAGATACACTAAAGTAATGGCTAGAAGATCTAAAAAGAAAAATCGTAGCGGTAGTATAAGTGGTTATTCGCCACGAAGTAGGGTAGAAACTCATAAGTACACAAAAGGTGGTGAGTTTACTTTAGACGGTAAGGATTACATTGGTGAATATCACATAAAAGAGGGTATCGCATGGACTGGTCCAGAACCAGTAAAGCCTCAAGATAATGTAAATACAATAGGAGATCCAGCAATAATATCTAACAGAATAATCTCAGAAGAATACTACAACACGAACAAAAGACTTCGAAGAGTTTATCCTAATAGGAGTCAGTATGATTACGAGGCAATAAAGCGGTTTGAGATAAAAGAGCTAGATTACCTTGAACCAAAGCTACACGTCTATCGACCAAAGGAATCAGCTTACGATGTGGGGGAAGATGCTAGATTTTTTGTACAAAAACGAAACAGCAATGAGAGTTATGCAATCGAGATTGATAACAGTCAGTGGGAGATGATTGGTTCTTATCGGGGGATTGACCCAATGATATATTCGTCTGCCAAAATAATATGGAAGTTGGTAGGACCTTACGATTACATCGCTAGACAAAACGAACTAACCTTATTCAAGGCACAAAGACAGATACCCAGTATATTATTTGCTGTAAAAAGTTATACTGAGTTTGGACGATTTACTGGATTCAATAGGCTCTAAAATCTAAATAAATTTGTATATTAGATGCATGATCATAGACAGCGTGCATCAACTCGAAAGCTTATCTGGAAGAACTTTGTTCGTATATCCGGTATTGCAAGATAGTCGTAGACATAGAGTGGTAAGTGACGTCGTAGCACTGGTTATGATCGACGTTCAAACTAAACAAACTTATTCGGTCAGTAAGACTCATCCGGATGGGATATTTCGAATTGACGACTTCAACTTTCTCTATAACTGCAATGTGTATAGTTATGATACAATTCTATTCAAATATGCAGGTTATGATACAAGAGGTTTTATTGACGCACAGCTTCAATACTACCTAAAGCTTAATCAACCTTGTAATTTCGAGACTCCCAGCATTTTGAACCACTACGCCCGCTATATTGCAGATTGTAATGTATTAGGTTCACTTGTCAGCTTACCAAAGCATGAAGATATTGCTTACGATTTATTTGAACGAATATATGTAGCAGAGAAGCAACCGGGTCTGGACTTCTATCAAAACCAATTACTGAGTGCATTTTATGACATAGAGAAGAATGGTATCCAAATCAATCCTACAAAGTTTACTGAGGCGTTTGGTCAATCCTTTTCTGTAAATGAGGATAAAAGCTATACCCAGTATAACTATTACACAACCACCGGACGTCCTAGTAATAGGTTTGGAGGAATAAACTTCGCAGCTTTGAATAAGGATGATGGGTCTCGAGATTGCTTTGTTAGTAGGTTTGAGAATGGAAGCTTAGTTGAGCTAGACTTTAATTCATACCATCCAAGGTTAATCGCATCACTCACTGGGTATGACTTTGGTTCTGAGGATGTGTATGAGCATTTGGCTAAACATTATCACGATACTCAGACACCAACAAAACCACAAATACTACAAGCAAAAGAATCTACATTCAGACAGATTTATGGAGGAATTAGTAAGCAGTATTTGCACGTACCGTTTTTCAAAGCAGCAAAAGAGTTAGCTGAGCGTTTGTGGTACTTCGCTCAAGATCATGGATACATTGAGAGTCCGGTATCAGGTAGAAAGCTGATATTAGCCAATTATCAGGACATTACCTTATACACACTATTCAACTACTTTTTGCAGATGTATGAGACAGAGTTCAATGTATTGACTCTGAAACCAATCCAAGATCAACTACAAAACCACAAAACAGTTGCAGTACTCTATACCTACGATAGTATTCTTTTTGACGTGCCAAGCGAAGAGCTTGACTATTTATTAAAGGAAGTAATACCTCAAAGTATTGATCTGAATAAGTTTCCTGTCAAGATTAAGAAGGGAATAACATATTCAGAAATGAAACTTTGTTAATCCGAGGACTATTTATATTAAATTAATCCGCGCAATGGGATCTATAAAACAATTTATTAGAACTGAGATTGAAGCTTATTTGCGAGAGAACAAAGTTAAGTTCAAACGTAAGAAGGCTCTAAAAGAGCTTGAATCTACAGCTAGTGCTCAAGATGATCAAAAAGTATCAGCACTAAAACAGCAAAAGGCAGATAAAGAAAAGCAAGCTGCTAAGATGGATGGTGAGATTGGAAAATTAAAGCAGCAGATTGATGCGATAGAGAAGAAGTAGAATGAAGCCACAGTTACTATGCACATTCACATATTTAGATAGATTAGCTTTATGTATAGGTGAAGTTTACAAAACCTATACAACAGACAATGTTACGAATATGAAATGCTACTCTTACGTAGAAACACCCAACAACGTTGTGTGCATTTACAATGTAGCTGGTGACGGAAGGAGAATGAAAGATACAATCTCTATCAATAGAAAAAAAGAATCAAATACGTTTTATAGCATTAATGCTTTGAACAGTTTAATACAATCACTCAACAACGGAGTACTAGATAAGACGTTTAGAGTTGATTGGACCAAATATCAAGACACACTTTTGTTATCGGATTCAGATTACAATTGCAGATTGATAAAAATACAAGAGCTATCGCGATAAGCGTTGCCAACAGAAGAAAAAAGTAGTATAGTAAGAGTAAGGCCAGTCAAGGATGTAATCCACATAGGGCCAGTATTTAATGTTTAACTTAAAAAAGAGCAAAGATGGCGATTAATTTAGACGCGATTAAAGCAAAGTTGCAAGCAATGCAACAATCAACGGGAGGTGGTAACAAGTCAAGCGACTTCATTTGGAAACCACCAGTAGGAAAATCACAAGTACGTATCGTACCCTACGCATTCGACAAAAACAATCCATTCTTAGAAATGTACTTCCACTACGAGATTGGAAAACGTACAATGGTATCTCCGGTATCTTTCGGACGTCCTGATCCAGTAGTAGAGTTTGCTGAGAAGCTTAAAAAGTCAGGAGACAAAGATGATTGGAAACTAGGAAAGAAAATCGAACCAAAGTTCCGAGTTTACGCTCCAGTTATTGTACGCGGTGCAGAGCATGAAGGTGTTAAGTTTTGGGCTTTCGGTAAGCAGATCTACACAGAACTTTTAAGTGTGATTGCAGATCCAGATTATGGTGACATCACTGATTTAATGAATGGTCGCGATGTTACTGTGGAGCATATTGCTGCAGAGAAAGAAGGTGCTTTTCCGTCTTTCACAGTAAGAGTGAAACCTAACACAACTCCAGCAACAACTGATAAGGAGATTGCAGAGATGATTGTTGGTAATCAAAAACAAATCACAGAGTTGTTCACAGAGCCGACTTATGAAGAAATGACTGAGGTGTTGCAGAAATGGTTAGATCCAGAAGCAGGAGCAGACGCACAAGGTACGAAGCCAGCAATTGCACCGATCACCGGAGCAACTACAGCAACCAATACTGACGACATTTCATCAGCATTCGATTCATTATTTAATTCATAAACCACATGGCAAAGCAGAAGGTTACGCCCGATGAAATATCGGGAAGGGATGAACTCGCTTCAGTATTAGCAGACAGCCTAAACAAAAAGTTCAAAGACTTCAAAGCTGCTCATTTCTTAAATGGCGACGAAGAAGCTCCAACAGACTTGACAGAATGGATTTCAACCGGATCTTCTCTGCTAGACCTAGCAATATCAAATCGACCGAACGGAGGATTCCCAGTAGGTCGAATTGTTGAACTGCAAGGGATGGAAGCATCTGGTAAGAGTTTAATTGTAGCACATACACTAGCCAACACGCAGAAGAAGGGAGGACTTGCTGTGTATATCGATACAGAGAATGCATTAAGTGAGGAGTTTCTTAGAGCTGTAGGGGTTGATGTTAGTAATATGTTATACGTTCCGCTAGAGACAATCGAAGATTCATTTGATGCAATCGAAAACATTATCGAAACAGTACGTAAAAGTTCAAAGGATCGGTTAGTAACAATTGCACTAGACTCAGTATCAGCAGCTACTACAAAAGTAGAGCAAGATGCAGACTACGAGAAGGATGGTTGGGCAACTACAAAAGCTATCCTAATGTCTAAAGCAATGCGTAAGATTACAAACATTATCGGTAAGCAGAGGGTGTTGCTTTTGTGTACATCTCAGCTACGTGAAAAGATGGGAGTAATGTTTGGAGACAAGTACACAACATCAGGTGGTAAGGCTTTAGGTTTCCATGCAAGCTGTCGTATTCGTTTGAAAGGAGTAGGTAAGTTGAAGAGCGGATCAGGTAAGACTGAGCAGATTATTGGAGTTCAAACAGAAGCTCAGATCATTAAGAATCGTATGGGTCCTCCATTCAAGAAAGCCACGTTTGATATTTACTTTAACTCAGGAATTGACGACTACAATAGCTGGTTGACTCTTATGAAGGATTACGGAACAATTAAAGCATCAGGTGCTTGGTATACGTTAGTAAACGAAGAGACTGGTGAGGAAGTTCGATTCCAATCTAAGGAGTGGAGAGCTATGCTGGAAGAAGATCCAGAGTTAAAAGAATACTGTTACAAAAAAATCTGTGACATCTATGTGATGAAGTATCGTGATCAAAACTTAATTGATCCGGATGAAATCTCAGTAGATGAAGGAGAATTAGAAGACTAAAGTTATGAACAAAAAGTATCTCGCATACTTTAATGAAGTAAAACTTAGGGGTGAAGGGGCTGATCAACGAGACACAAAGAATTCTCGAGTGTTGATTGTTGACGGCCTCAACACTTTCATTAGAGCTTATGCTGCAAGTCCTACTACAAACATCAACGGTGAGCATGTGGGCGGAATCTCAGGATTTCTATTAAGTGTTGGACATGCTATTAAAGCAATCAATCCAACTCGAGTTATCATTGTGTTTGATGGAAAGGATGGATCGGCAAAGCGTAAAAAGCTTTACCCTCAGTACAAGGCCAATCGTACCTTCAAGATAAGGTTGAATCGAGCAGAAACAGTCGACAAGGAAGACAATCAGCGAGAGCAGTTGATGAGGTTGGTTGAGTACATTGAAGTATTACCTTTCACTACAGTAGTTTCGGACGGAGTTGAAGCTGATGACGTTATAGCCTACATCTCAGAAGACTACCTCAAGGAAAAGGATTCTCAGGTATTTATCATGTCTTCCGATAAGGACTTTATGCAATTAGTGAATGATCGTATTCATATTTGGAGTCCAACAAAAAAGCAACTATTTTATACAAATGATGTTTATGAGACTTACAACATCATGCCATACAACTTCGCACTTTATCGAGCTCTATTAGGGGACGATAGTGATAACATTCCAGGCGTATCGGGATTGGGAGCAAAAACTATAGCAAGCAGGTTTCCAAAGCTAACCGGTTCAGATTACATCAGTGTTGATGACTTTATTGAATATGCTAAGGGATTGGCTATTGAAAACCCAAAAGTGAAGCTCTATGAGAAGGTAGTTCAAGCAGAAAGCGACATCCGTTTATTCCACCAGATCATGCAGCTTTCTGAGAGTGGAATACCAACGAGCACTAGACTCAGAGTAATAACCACAGTAGAATCTTCAGTCCCAAAATTAGCAAAGATAAAGTTTCATCAAATGATTTTTGAAGATGGAATGACAAATGCAATTAGAAACATCGAAGTGTGGATAAGAGAGGTTACTCAAAAGTTAGATCAATATACCTTGCTAGATTAAAATGAAATTAGTATAGTTAGTCATATGCAAGAACAAGATACATTACAATTTTACGGAACAGCATTTCAGAACAAGGTACTGACACTTTTGATTAAGGATAGGGTGTTTCTTCAACAGATACACGATATCATAGATCCAAAGTATTTTTCGTCAGACTCATCTCAATGGATAGCTCAGACTCTTATGGAGTACTTTGATAAGTATAAGTCCCCACCAACACTTGAAGCGTTAAAGATTCACGTGGACGAAGAGAAGGAACCTATGCTTAAGGTAGCTATTGTAGAAAACCTAAAAGAGGTAGTCCGATATGCAGACTCGACTGATCTTGATTTTATCAAAGATCGGACATTGGAGTTCTGTAAAAATCAAAAGATCAAAGAAGCTATACTGCAGTCAGTTCAACTGCTTCAGTCCGGAAAGTATGATGATATCAAAACGGCTATCGATGAAGCTATGAAAGCAGGAACGGATCGAAACATAGGTCACGAATACCTAGATGACATTGGTGCAAGGTTTGTTGAGAATAAAAGAAATACAATCCCAACACCATGGGACGTAATCAATGAGATCATGGATGGTGGTTTGGGTAGTGGCGAGATGGGAGTATTCGTAGCACCAGCTGGTATTGGTAAGTCAATGGCATTAGTAAACATAGCAGCAGCTGCTGTCAAGAGTGGGCTTAACGTCATCTACTATACTTTAGAGCTTTCCGAAACCTACGTAGGTGCACGCTTTGATTCACACTATACCGGGATTCCATCACAAGACCTAAAGTTTCACCAGGAAGAGGTTGTTGAGAAACTAAACAAACTCAAAGGAAGGTTGATCATAAAGTACTATCCAACAAAGACAGCTACAGTGACAATGCTATCAGCACACCTTGACAAATGCATCATGCAAGGCTTCCAACCTGATCTAGTGTTAGTAGACTACGCCGACTTGTTAAGAGATACAAGCTCAAAGGGAGCTGTACGAAACGATATCATGCTGGGTAACATTTATGAAGACTTGCGAGGTATGGCTGGTACATATCAAATTCCAATCTACACAGCATCACAAGCAAACCGATCAGCACTAGAGGAAGATATCATTGAAGCAGATAAGATTGCAGAGTCTTACTCTAAGGTGATGGTAGCCGACTTTGTTGTATCCTTATCACGAAAGGTTGCCGATAAGATTAGTGGTACTGGAAGATGGCACGTTATCAAGAATCGATTCGGTCCGGATGGTTTAACCTTCCCAAGTCGAATGAATATGTCGGCTTCAAGAATTGAAATCTTTGCTGAGACTACAGTTCTAGGTAAAGAAGCAAAGGCCATGATGCAAAATGATTCTGAGGTTGTAAGAAAAGCTCTTGCAAATAAATTTTCAGAATTACAGAATTTAGCAAAGTAATGCAAGGTGTGTATCCTATTTATAGCTACAGCCTCAAAACAATTTACAAACTTATTAAATTAATCTACAATGACACTTTCGAATGAAATCCTAAGCGAGATCACTGTCTTTATGAAGTACGCAAAGTACTTACCCGAACTGCAAAGAAGAGAAACTTGGCAGGAATTAGTTACAAGAAACAAAGAAATGCACATTCGAAAGTACCCACAACTGGCGAAAGAAATCGAAGACGTCTATCAGTTTGTGTATGGTAAGAAGGTCCTACCTTCAATGCGCAGTATGCAGTTTGCTGGAAAGCCTATCGAGATCTCACCTAACAGAGTTTACAACTGTGCTTACTTACCAATCGACGATGTTCGTGCTTTTGGTGAAGCTATGTTTTTGTTGTTAGGAGGAACAGGAGTTGGTTACTCAGTGCAAACACACCACGTAGAAAAATTACCTGAGATCCGTAAACCGGTCTCAAAAAGAAAAAGACGCTACTTGATAGCGGACTCTATTGAAGGATGGGCAGATGCAGTTAAGTATTGTATTAAGTCTTACTTCACTGGAGGATCTCGATTAGAATTTGATTTTAGTGACATTCGACCAAAGGGTGCACGTCTAGTGACGTCAGGAGGAAAAGCACCAGGTCCTCAGCCACTAAAAGAGTGTTTGATGAAGTTACAAGGAATTTTAGACTCAAAAGAAGATGGAGACAAACTTTCACCAATTGAAGTACATGATATGGTCTGTCATATTGCGGATGCAGTATTGGCCGGTGGTATTCGTAGAGCAGCTCTTATTAGCTTGTTTAGTGCTGATGATGAGGAGATGATATCATGCAAGTCGGGTAACTGGTGGGAGCAGAACGCACAGAGAGGTAGAGCAAACAACTCAGCTGTGTTGATGAGACACAAACTTACCAAGGAGTTCTTTATGGATCTTTGGAAGCGTGTTGAGTTATCAGGAGCAGGTGAGCCAGGAATCTATCTAACAAACGACAAGGATTGGGGAACTAACCCATGTTGCGAGATTGCACTAAGACCTTTCCAGTTCTGTAATCTATGCGAAGTTAATGTGTCGGATATTGAAGATCAACAAGACTTCGAAAGCAGAGTACGTGCTGCTGCGTTCATTGGAACATTGCAAGCAGGATATACAGACTTCCATTATTTAAGAGACGTATGGAAACGAACAACAGAAAAGGATGCTTTGATTGGAGTTTCGATGACTGGTATTGGATCAGGTACAGTATTGGGATATGATATGAAAGCAGCTGCAAAGGTTGTTAAAGAGGAAAATGCTAGAGTGGCTGAGCTTATTGGCATCAACAAGTCAGCAAGAGCAACGACCGTTAAGCCAGCAGGAACAACATCACTTACGTTAGGTACTTCGTCAGGTATCCACGCTTGGCACAACGACTACTATGTTCGTAGAATCCGAGTAGGAAAGAATGAAGCAATTTACACGTATTTATCAATCAATCACCCTGAGCTTGTTGAAGATGAGTACTTCCGTCCACACGATACGGCAGTAATCTCTATTCCACAAAAAGCACCTGAGGGCGCAATCCTACGTACAGAATCACCTTTTGCTTTACTAGAGCGAATCAAGAAAGTGCACTTGGAGTGGGTTAAACCAGGACATAGGTCAGGTAACAACTCACACAACGTATCGGCTACAGTATCATTAAAAGAGGACGAGTGGGATCTAGCTGGTGAGTGGATGTGGAATAACCGCGAACATTACAACGGTTTGTCTGTACTACCATATAACGGAGGAACCTACATTCAAGCACCATTTGAAGACATTGATGAAGATACTTATACTAGAATGATGGCCTCTTTGAAGGACGTAGATTTGAGTAAAGTTGTTGAACTTGATGACACTACCAACCTTAAAGGAGAAGCAGCTTGTGCAGGTGGTGCATGTGAAATAGTATAACTATGATCAGAAACCCATCACAAGATTGGATATTTCAACAGTATGTGAAGGAGCTTAGTAAACCTAAGCTTCTTCCTACTGATTTTTACTACGAAGATGGTAAGTTAGTTCTTACTGAGTCTTATCATAAACGTAGAGGTCAGTGTTGCGGGAATGGTTGTAGGCATTGTCCTTATGAACCAAAGCACACAAAGGGAGTTACTAGTGTTGATTAAATTTAAAGTATGGTACGAAATTACACAGACAAAGAGTTATTAGACAAGGTAAAGAGCTTACCTAGTTTCAAAGAAATTCCAAAAGGCAGATGGCACATTGGAGTAAGATCAAAAGAAGATCAACCAAACCTATTCGACGATAAGATTTATCAGTTTGAGAGTGAGAACTTTCTTACAGTCGTTTCAGCAACAACTCATCCAGGACTTACAATCCTAAAGGGAGGATACAAAAGCTACAACTCAATCGGCGCAGCAGTAGTTGCTTCCGATAAGTGGTACTACAATGTTTGGCAGTTTGGAATGCACAAAGGTAAGATGCCAGCCTTACTACAAACTGGTGCAACAATTGATGTATATCGAGATGGGGATAATGATGGTAAGAGTGAGGAATTAGGAAAGCCAATCGCAGGTTGGTATGGTATCAACTATCACACCAACACTTATGACTTTTCGGATGCAAGTTTGAAAATGAAAAAGGCAACTATCGATGCATGGAGTGCTGGATGTCAGGTAGTAAATGACAGAGCAAAGTATATGGAACAAATGAAGTGGTATCGTGCAGCTGCAAAAAACAAAACTCAGACGCACGTCACTTATTGTTTGATTAATGAATTTTAATATCAACAAAGTATGAAACTAGAATTTGGACAAAAGAGCGAACAGATCAAAGCAGTGCAGTTAGTATTGGGATTGCATCCGGATGGATGGTTTGATCGCAAACTACACAATGCAGTGCTATCTTGGCAAATGAGCCGAGGATTGCCTAACACAGGGTATATCGATCAAGCTATGTGGGACGAGCTAGGTTGTATAGAATCAACAGAGCAACCTAAGGCTACGTTTAAAGAGGACGCAAAGGATGGCGATGGAGATGGTAAAGTGCAAGACGGTACACCATTTGAGCGTCCAAAATCAGGTAAGTAATGAATTGGGATGAAATAGTAGCAGAGTGGTCGTACAGACTACCAAAAGGCTATCCTACAATGAAGGATGGTAAGTTCACTGACAAAAAGGAGTTAAAGGTTCTTCAAGAGGTTATGGCTGAGTATGGGTTTGATGAGCCACTTAACCTTGAAGCGAAGAAAAAAGCAGAACCTCAGCAGGTGGCACAAGTAATAGAGATGACAAAAGAGCAACTAATAGCTGCTCTGTCAGATCCTGAGGTTATCATATCGCCAAAAACAATTGCAAAAATTAACAGTCTCATAAAGCGTAACGCTAGTTTTGAAGAGGCAATTACAAAAGCAGTTGAAAAATCACTAAGAGGTGATAGTGGGCATGCTGATGAAATTATTGACATACTACTGCAAGAGAGCACAGACCAGTCAGCATTGCATACGTATTTGCTAAACCGAGATACTAATGGTGTCGATTGGACGTCGTTCCAAAACACACCAGCTAGACTGGCTGATTTGTTTGCACAAACAGGATTATCGGCTAGTACCCTTGGAAACCTAGCATTGTATAGATGGAGTGCAACACCACAATTAGGAACAGTAGAAGTGTTGTTAGCAGTGTTGTTAAAATTGGGATCAAGGCCAAAAAAATCAGGAGATTTACTTGTTAATGATGTTCCCTTTGAGGTAGGAGGTTTCAAGAAAAGACTTAGAGCGCAGGGAGGTTTAGGGTCTCCAGAAGAAGCTCAAGAAGGCTTTAAAGAAGGATACAGAAAGCTTGCGCAAGAAAAAGACTTATTAATGTCTACAGCTATATCACCATCCGGAACAGCTAAGCCAATGTCTGGACCGACTTTTAAAGTGATTGAAGATAATGGACGGTACGGATCTAGTCGCAAAGATGGCTGGATAACTGCAATAGAGGATATGAATAAGCAGTTAATCGAGCTTACAAAAGACGATGAACCGGTTACAAAAGAGGAACTTATCACGGCAATGAGCGGAGGTTTTGGTAAAGCGCTAACGGAAAGACAGAGTCCTAATGATTGGATGTGGATTAAAAAGCATCTTAATGATGATGGTACTCTTAATCAAACAGCGTTCTTGGTTGATTTTGCATGTTACTATATGGATTACTATATGAGCCTCGAAGAGGGTGATAAGATATTCATAGTTACAGATGCCTCAGTAGCCTCAGGAGCCCCTTCAAAAGAAAACTTCTCCGTACTAGCATTCCCTGCTAATGGAAACGGACTAAGACCACACTTGTATAAGACAATTGGGCTTGTAATTCCAAATTACAGAAAAAAAGCAGGTCCTCAAGGTGTTGCGTTTGCTCTCGTGTTAGGCAAGCCCGGTGATGTGAGTGATGATTTGGATGAGGATTTGGATTACTAAAAAATATAAAAGGCTTGCAAATGTGAGCCTTTTTGGTTATATTTAACTCATGTCATTTAGAGAGAAACAAATAGTTACATTTCAAGGCAACCTATTCATAGTATATCGAACATTTAGAGATCACCCAAACTTTCCAACTGAGGAAGCGAAGGAACACTATATGTGTGATACGGTATTAAGAAAGGATGGCCTTTTGTATTTCTGTCGTAAAATAGAAGAAGCACAAGTTATAGAATAATATGAGTAAATTCAATTGGTGGAGACGATATCGTCCTAAAAACAAGTTACAGCGAAAGGATGCCAAGAAGGGTATTCCTTTTCTCTTACAGCAGATTGATCACGGAGACTTTGATCATTCAGACTTTAAAAGACAAGCAGAGGAAGAGTTGGTTCGATGTGATAAGGATCTAGCAGCGTTTGCTAAATCTTACAGAGGGAATAATCCCAAAGATGATGAACGGTATCACGACATAGAGCGTAGGTATCGTAAGAGGTATAACAAACTTATAGAAGACTACTACAACGAAGAGACATCACGTTTGATGTATTTGAGAGCTAGTTTGATTCGAGAGTTTGGAGTAGATGTTTGGGAAGAAACGTTTCAAGAGGCAATAAAAAAAGACATACCCGGTGCTAGGGAGTTTTATTTTTTGTATAGTGAATTAAGCGAAAAACAATTACAAAGTATATGAGGAACAGCTGCATAGTAGACTGGGAGTTACATCAAAAGGTTATGGCAAAAAAGAACACAATTACAGTATGTACGGGAATAGGATTAGATCAACTAACACCTGAGTACATTACTATTGAACTAGCAAGCATTGATACGGAGTATCATACTGATATTAAAAAATCAAAAAAATCAAAGAAAAATGGGTAGATACATTTCGACAAAGTTATTTGACAATTATTCTGTTGCAATACGTCAATGGAAAGCATCACACTCACATTGTGAGCTATTACACGGATATGCACTCAAGTTTAAGGTTTGGTTTGCTTCAAACGAACCACTAGAAGAGAATCAACTTGACGATATGAACTGGATAGTTGATTACGGAGGTTTCAAAGATGCACCAGTTGGTAATGGATTAAAGTCGTGGATGGATCATATGTGGGATCATACACTACTAATTCAAAAGGATGATCCGTATGCAGATATATTTGAACAGCTAGGTCAGATGGGACTTGCTAAGGTTCACTTCATGGAGAAGATGGGAGCTGAGTCTTGTGCAAAGCTGGTGTACGATAAATTCAATGACGTGTTATCTAAAACAGATGCAGGACGTTGTAAGTGCATTAAAGTTGAATGTTTTGAAAACGATAAAAACTCAAGCATCTATGAAGGATAGTTACTGGACTTCTACAAGCACAGTAGGAGATGTTAAAATAATTTACACAATTACAAAATAAGGTTACATGGAAAACTATTTATCACTATACGAGTATCTTGGCAAACCTGCTGGTTCCAAACTAGGAAAGGAAGTTTATGCCGCTGCAAAAGCTAAGGGAATAAAGGCAACAGCCCATGAAGTTGAGAATCCAAATTACTCGGGTTTAATTTTAAAGTACCCTAAATCGTTCTTAGATCGCTACTTTGGAAATAATACAACCCCCGATAGTAAAGGAGCTGAGTCCGTGGGATCAATACATGACGACGAATTACCATTTTAATATGACACCAGGAAGAGTTACAGATTACAATAAAGTACTACCGATAGTTGAACTCTATCGATGTGTACAATCAGAAGGGTCAAGATTTGGCCGACCAACAATCGCAGTACGAACAACCGGATGCACTCACAGATGTTTCTTTGGAGAAGGAGGATGGTGTGACAGCTGGTACACTAGTATTCATCCAGAGAAGGGAACATTCACGTTTAATGATATCACAAAGATATACGACGAGAATCCACACATCAAGGAGATGATGCTTACTGGTGGATCGCCTACAATGCATCCAGCTCTAGTAAACGAGCTAACACACTTTGCACATGAAAAAGGCATTCTTATCACTATTGAGACTGAGGGTTCACATTTTATTGCTACTGATTATCCTATTGGGCTTATCAGTCTTAGTCCTAAGTTTAGCAATAGCGTTCCCGTTTTGGGTACTCCTACGCCGCAAGGGACGATCACGGATGAGAAGATGATTAAGCAGCATGATAAGTTCAGACTCAACAAGATGGCAATGAAAGAGATGATAACTTATCACGCAGACTATCACTACAAGCCGGTATGGGATGGTACAGAAAAGAACCTCGAAGAGATAGAAAATCTTAGACTCGAGCTTTTGATTCCAAAAGAAAAAACGTATATTATGCCAGCGGGTGATACTCGTGAAGAGCTTATTAGGATGTATCCGATAGTATTTGAGATGTGTGCTGAGCGTGGTTACAATATGACGGGACGAGATCACATCATTGCTTACGATACAAAAAGAGGAGTTTAAGATGCACGAAGTATTACATTTTATAGGACTTTGTCCGGATAGTTTCAGTCACACCAACTTGATTGAAACTGTAGTTACAAACTACCAAACAATTGTTGAGGTATTAAATTCAAATATAAAAAGTTATGTTATTAAATTCACACCAGGTTACAGATCACTTAGAAACTAACGGTCTAGGTAGCAAAGCACAAGTCGGATATGATCTGACACTAAAAGCAGTAAAGAAAATTAAAGGAGGAATGGTCCTTAGAGATAAGACTCTAGTAGAAGACTACGAAGAGGTGCCTCCAACCCTAACACCAACGGGAAAGTATATGTTTCACCTAACACGAGGAACTTACTCACTAACATTCGATCAAGGATGCAAACTTCCAGAGAACCGCACAGCCTTTATTCGTCACCGCTCATCTATTCTTCGATGCGGTTCAATTATCACATCCGGAGTTTATGATCCAGGATTTGAGGTAGAGGAGATGGGTGCAGTTATGATTGTGGATCAAGATATCCGAATCGAGAAGGGATCACGAGTAGCTCAGATAATCATGCTAGAGAATACTCCAGCGGATTTGTACGATGGTCAATGGCAAAAAGATAAAGACAAGAAGTAATGAAAAAATACGTAGAAGTACATATAAACGTAGAAGGCTTGCATCACTGGCCTGACTGCAATCTACCACACGTAGATTACCTAGCACACTTGCACAGACATACCTTTCAAATAGCGTGCAGAGCTGAAGTATCTCACGGAGATCGTGACATTGAGTTTATTGATTTCAAGCACAAGATCAAAAAGTACATAGCAAGTACCTGGTACGATCCAGCTTATGGATGCTGCAACTTTGGAGCTATGTCTTGTGAAATGATAGCAGAAGATTTATTAAATTACTTTGGACTCTGTCGATGCTCAGTGTCGGAAGATGGAGAATTTTTTGGTATAGTAGAACTATGAAGCAGTCAGAACTTATTTTAATCTTTGGTCGTATCTGTAGCGGTAAGAGTTCATTTCAAGCACGAGCTCACAGAATAGTAGTTTCAGACATTGTTCGCGAGCTCATCAATAGCAACGATCGCACACAACTACAAAACACACAACACCTCGATCAACAGATAGCTGAAAGAATCTTGAAGAGAATAGAAGACTACCACTACCTTATGGCTAACGACTTAATCAAAGTACACAACATCGTTGTGGATGGTATTCGACAGTCAAGTATAGTAGAGTACTTGCTCAAGCATTTTCCTGAGGCAGAGTTGGTGTGGTTAGAAGTACCGACTGAAGTAAGAAAACGACGCTACGAGATCCGTAACGCAGATAAAGACACCGAATCCTTCGATATTGCAGATAACAAGCCAATAGAGTTGGAAGGACAGAAGATTTTTAGTATATTCGAAGAAAGATTACAAATTTTACACAACTATTAAACTATGAAGTTAATCACAAAAGCAAATGGAAACATTCCTCGTACGGAGGAAGAAAAAAAGCAGATGATCGAAAAAGCTGCTGAGTACTATGGAGGATTCTTAACAGCACTAGGTTTCGATTGGAAAGCAGATCCACACAGTGATCGTACTCCGTACCGAGTAGCTAAGGCTTGGGTGAATGACCTAATTGCTGGATCAATTGCACCGGAACCAGAAGTAACAGCATTCCCTAACGACGAAGGATACACAGGGCTTATCTGTCAGACTCGTATTCCAGTAATGAGTATGTGTGCACATCACAACTTAACATTCTCAGGAGTAGCTCACGTAGCTTATATTCCAGGAAAAGATAAAGGTGATTTGGTAATTGGATTAAGTAAGTTGAACCGTATTGTAGATTTCTATTCTCGTCGTCCGAATATCCAAGAGTCACTGACTAAACAAATTCACGACCACGTTGATCGTTTGTGTATAGGTAATCGAGGAGTTGCAGTAGTAATCGAGTCACAACACAACTGTGTTAAGTGTCGCGGAATCAAACAAGACAGTGTAATGAAGACATCACAAATGTCTGGATACTTCTGGACCAATGAGATTGGCACAAGACAAGAATTTTTTAACTTAATTGATCAAAGTCGTTATGGAGTATAATACTAATATCACATCAGGAACTTTAACAACGGGATGTAGTAGTCTTAACGCTACACTAAGTACCGGTACGAGCTACATTGCCTCACCAGGTACAACCATTTATGGAGGTTTAACATTAAATAGTAATTCAAGTAGCATGAATCAACAAGTAAAAGTAGCAGTGTTTCGAGTAAAGAGAAACAAGCACAACGAGATCAAGTCATCAACATTTATCACAGAAATGTGGATTGAGAAGAAGCCAGGTATTTCAATCGACTATGCAGTAGCTGTGCAGTTGCGTGAAGAGGCTGGTGGTACTTTAGAGGCAGATGAAATCGTAATTAAAGAAATCTTTACAGTTACATTGTAATATGAAAAGGTTACAAATCAAGCTAGCCAGTTGGTTGCTGCACAGACTAAACTTCAAGTTTGTAGCTATCAAACAAACAGCAACGAAGCACAACGTGTACGCAGAAATTCCAACTCTATTCATAGAGGGTGATAAAGAATTGCTAAAGTATATTGATACTTTAGGTTATCTAAAAGGCGCAGAACCATTAAGAAGATCCTACCCAGAGAACCCCGAATCATCTGTAGTCCAAAGACTACCTGCAGAGGTTGTTGCAGAGATTGTAGCAAATACTGAACCCTTCCCTGAGGAACTTAAAAAACAAAACGAAACCTTAGATTAATATGGACTTTTACGTAATATCACCAGTTAGCAACTTAGAGCCAATGAGGCTGGGAGATCGAATCTTTGTATTGGCTCACTTATGGGTACAGTTTCCTGAGTACCGAGAATTTATTAATAAACTTGTAGACGAAGATCCACAAAGATGGATCACGCTAGATAACTCAGCAGCAGAGAGAGCTCTTGTAACCGAAGACGTACTGATTGACGTATGCCACGAATTACTACCTGACGAAGTGATAGCACCTGACGTATTGTTTGATAAAGATGCTACAATCGCAAATGCTATTAAGTTTCGAGATAGGATGGAGAGTAGCGGTTTACTAAGCTTAATTGATATATTCTTTTGTCCACAAGGTAAAACAAAAGAAGATTGGTTAGAGGCTTATCAGTGGGGATTAGAGCAAGATTGGATTCAAACTATCGGATTCTCTAAGATCGCAATACCTCAAGCATGGTTGCCTGAGTGGAAGGATGACCAAGGTATCAAAGAAGCACGTCACATGGCTTACGATTATTTGAAAGAACGGGACATGCTCAAGAAACCAATCCACTGCCTAGGTCAAGGCGATCCAACAGAGTTCTCTTACTACGATCATCCGATGATGAGAAGCACCGACTCAGTGTATCCAGTATGGGCAGCATTGAATGGACAGGACTTTCGTGTAGACCATACAACACGAATACCAACTCCACACAGCCTTCTTGAGACGTACGGCATGAGTGGTGCTGACATGGAACTAATCAAGAAGAATGTGCAGTTTTTAAGACTAAGCTGCATGACCGGAAAGTAATCATATCTCTCAACATATAAAGAGCCAACCTTAAAAAGTTGGCTTTTTTTTTGCTTAACTGTTGCAAATACGAAAAATGTGGCTGACCTTTAGGTATAAGATTAAGAGATATGAATAAACAAACAAAAACACTAGATTACACCTTGATCACCAACATCGAGTTTGATGGAGTTGATCACCGAGACTATCCCGACTACTGTGACGCTTACATTACATCTGCTGAGTACGAAGGTCGTGAGATGACCGATGAAGAGTTGGATACCCTTAATGAGGATTCCGATTTCGTTTACCAAGAGTTAATGAATTATTTATTTTAATATAACAGTTATGAGTTACCAAATTATCAATGGAGAGTACGTTAAGATGAGACGTGAAAGTGAAATGCCACAAAACCCAACTGAGCAATCAATCGAGAATGCTCTAGTAGAGTTGGGAGTAGATTGTGAGGACCTAGAGTTCTCAGGTGCGATTGGAAGTGGTCGAAGATATATCCGATACGGATATTGGAGAGCGTTACCTATTTCAGATGAACAAATCTTTGAGTTAGGTCTTGGAGAAGAGTCAGACTGGGATGATGATTGTGGATACAAGTACTGCTACACGATCTAAAAAGTTTTGCACAACTGTTGCAGAATTGAAAAAGAGTGATGACCTTTAGGTATAACATTAAGAGATATGAGAACAATTGTAAAAAATCACCCAACTAGAAAAAACGCTAGTGTTACCCACCACATTCCTACCGGGTTTGATCAAGTCTATGATGACTTGATTAACTACAATGGAACTTTTTCGTTTGTAATCGAAATGAGAAGTACAATGAATAAGTACGGTAAGCTTTCAGACAAACAGTGGAATGCTGTTATGAAATGTCTTGCACCTAAACCAGCTGAGGATCCAAACGTGATCGCAGTTGCGTCGTGTAACATTCCAATCACTGTTTCTGCTTCTGCTGCAAGATATATTGCAAAAGCCAATCAGTGGACGTTTAATCCACGAACATTTGTTGTGACTCAAGTCAAGTCTAAAAACCACAGAGGTTATATGGTGCGTGCTAAGATTAATTGGACTGGTAACGTATCCGAGTGTCGTTGTTGTGGTAAGACCTTAGAGGATTGGAGATCCCAAGCTACTGGAGTTGGTCCTTATTGTGTCAAGAAGACCGGGATCACTTATGTTAAGAAGCTAGCTGACGTTGCTCGCTTTCAGAAAGAGATGGAAGTGCTTGCTGCTAAGTTAGGGGAGGTTGAGGTGTTCATCAAGAAGTGGCACTTGAATACTGGTAGTGGTGATTTGGATGGTGCAATTGAAAATACAAAACCAGTAACTACGACTACTGCCACTCCATCACCTAGTCCATACCCAATAATTCCAGTCGAGCACTTTAAGTGGGATCAGGAGGAAGGGTTGCTTTTGAGAAGTCTGAAAGAGTCAAGAGCTTATGTTGATCCAAGTAACATGCCTGACATGATTCAAGTGTATAGTGACACAACAAAGAGGGCTATCAACTTCCGACGTCGAGTATTGAAGTCCGGTGACAGATACATCTCAACAAATTCAGATTATTTACTTGAAGTTATTTTTGAGTAACTGTTGCATAAACGAAATTAAGTATGTACCTTTAGATATAAAATTAAAAGAGATATGAAAACAATTAACATTAACGATCGTGAAACGAGAATGGCTTTAATGGCCATGACAACAGAAGAATTGAGAGCTATTAACAGCTATGTTGTTGGAATACTGAAGTCACGTAAGAAAGAAAAGCTTGCTAAGGTTAAACAAGAGCTAATGGAAGGAGCTCGAGTAGTTGTTAACCACCCACAACTATCCTTTAGAAACAACCTAGTACTGACTAAGATCAACAAGACTCGTGGAGTTGTTCAAGTGCAAGGTGCTACCGGTCGATTTGACCAAGGATGGAATGTTCCACTCCAGTTAATTGAAATGCAATAAGATATGGATAAAGTAACAATCAACGTGAAAGATGATCACGGAAAAATCATCAAGACCTACGACATGGAGCTCGTAGATTCGGAAACTACACAAGAGTTCTATGAGGAAGCTCGAAGAGTGTGGGCTGAGTATCATGTTGAGCTAGTATCGGACACTGCCACAATCTCTACGGAGTTTACCTACGAGCAGGAGATGATCATGCTTACAGAGCATGAGCAGTACAAACAGTTTTTGATGATGAGTCCAGCTTAGTAATTTTTAAAAAAATAATATATGGCTTACGTAAATGTAGATGTAGATTTGGATGATCTTTATGATGATCTAGGTGGCTGGGAGAAGGATGAGCTTGTAGAGAAGCTTATCAAGGATGGTTATGAGTTGAAAGATCCTAACAAGAATTACGAGGATGATGTGGATGAGTTTGAAGGGAATCCACTTGACTACACATGGAAAGAGATGATCAATAAGATTGATAGTAGTAGATATCAGCTTACCGCTGAACAAGAAGAAATGTTATTTAATTTAGCAAAAAGTTTATGAGTACAACATTCGCAGTAAAATTAAAAGATGGGAATTTAAAGGATATTGCCCGTCGAGTAGGAAGAGGAGTCTTAGGAGTAGAGCTTCGGTTTACAGATGAGATGGCAGAGCTATTGCCCGACGAAACTAAAGTCGTTCCCACTGACAATTCAGCACAAGGCATCTTCACGATTGGTGATATAAGATCGCACATTCGAAAGCAAGAGCAAGCTGAGAAGGAATTGGAGGAAGAGGATGATGAGGAAGATGAGAGTTGGATTAAAGATCCAAGTAAAATTACAATCAGTCAACGTAAGTCTATCTTTGTCCCACTTACCGATGCATGGCACAAGGAGCATGATTTCGTAGAAGTAACTGAGTGGACAAACGGAGAGGGTTGGGATATTACAATCTCAGACGACAAACAGATATCACTACACTTCACAGAGTTTGCAGTACTTAAAGAGTTAATTCAAAAACTAGAAGACAATGACTAAAGATCAAATACAAGCAGCAGCAGTAATGCTGCACCACAAGTACAAGGATGAATATAAACAGTGGGTTAAGGAAACTGGTGGAATAATGCATGGAGCTACTATGAAGGCTGATGTGATGAAGAAAGCCTCCTTCTGTGAGAGCGAAGAGGAGTTGCTGGCCATGAGAACATGCTACGACGTTTGCTTACGAAGCGCAGAAGGTCCTAACGGGTGGAGATTCAGTCGCGATGCGATGGATGTATTAATAGAATTGTTACACGAAGAAATAAGACAAAATGGCTAAACCTATATTCGTAATGCGCGTCCCTGCAGAAACTGTGAGGAGCATAGGAGCTGAAAGGCTCGAAGAGATGGGAAGGTTCTTAGAGAAAAAACTAAGAGACTACCATGTGTTGGTAATGTCTGACAGTAGAGTAGAGGTGGCAGCTTTTGAGTGTTTCAATGCACCTACAGATTCAAAGTCATTCAAAGAGCTTAAGCAGCTAGTTAGTGATGCAATGAAAAACCTAAACAATGGAGAACCAAACCTTAGTATTTGAAGGAGATGCTCTTTGGAGTCGCAAAGCATATCTCAAACTAGAAGGAGATAGAGTAGTCTTCGACTGCTCGGATCAGGAGTATGGCCCTATCGCGTTTCCAATCACCTTCTTATTAGAAGCATTAGATGAACATTTAAAAAAACAAAAAGATGGAAAATCGAATTAAAAACACTATATTAGTGTTAATAGGTTTAGCGCTAGCTTACCAAACATATCAACTCTATCAAATAGAAAAGCAAGTTGACAAGTTGGATTGCGTTACAAACAACAAATGTACAGTAAACAAATAGAATGAAGAAGTACGAGATAATAACCGACGAGGCTGGTGTCGTAGAACTAGCTAACTATATTAAGAACGGAAACATTATCGCATACGATACCGAGACGACTAGTGTTAATCCTAGAAACGGGATGATCATTGGTTTTTCTGTTTCTGCGGATATTGGGGAAGGTTACTACTTTCCAACTCGATATTGGGATGTAGATTCACAATCACTTGTGGACTCCTATATTGGAGGTAAGAAGTGTGATGACATTGCAAAGCATCTTATCAGCATGCTTAAAGGTAAGAAGCTAGTAATGCACAACGCATCTTTCGACGTTCGGTATACGAAGAACTTCTACGGAATTGATCTTCGTGATGATTTATATTGTGATACGATGTTACTGCGTCACACTCTGCAAGAGGATGGTCCTTTTGGTTTGAAGGACATTGCTATCGAGATTCAAGATGAGTTAGGATTAGATGCTGAGAAGGAAGCTAACGAAGAGCAAGTAAAGCTAAAGGAGTCTATTCAAAGGAACGGTGGTAGTATTACTAAAACCAACTTCGAGATCTTTAAAGCTGACATGAACTTACTAGGAGAATATGCAGCTGCCGATACCGACTTAACACTACGAGTTATGACTTACTACCTGCCAATACTCAAGGAGCAGGAGTTGTGGGAGTTCTTTTTTGAGGAAGAGGTGATGCCACTATATAAGACTGTTACGATCCAAATGGAAGAAACTGGAACAGAACTAGATATCGAGCTCATCACCAAGACAAAGCAACAAATTTCAGCAGACATCACGAGACTTGAGCAAGAGATTATTTCAGACTTAATGAAGGTACCACAAGTACAGCAGTGGGTTGTAGCTCGAGCACTTACAAATCACCCACCTAAAAAGAGAGGACATTACGGTAAGTTGGTTGAAGAAAAGCTGTCACAGCTTATAGATTCAGATGCTGGTCAGAAATTCTTGCAGACGGGAGATGCTAAGGATCTTAACGAGCAAGATAAGATTGCTATTAGTTTGGAACTCCTTAAACAAAAGGAGGGTGCATTCATTAACATAAGCAGTAAGCAGCAGCTGTCTGAAATGTGCTTCAAGTATGTTGGAATAAAGCCTATCAGTCAAACTAAGAAAGGAACAGATCAGTTTGACGATGACTTCATCGAACACATACATAAAGACCATGCTTGGGCTGCTAAGCTGAGAGACTACAACAAACTAAACAAGATACAATCAGCCTACGTTGATCGTTTCTTAGACGGAAACGAGAATGGAAGGTATTACTGGTACTTCAAACAACACGGAACTACCTCAGGCCGTTTTAGCTCCGACTGCCAACAGCTACCTCGTGTGTTGGAAGAGGGAGAGCAAAGTGAGTTAGTACTCAGATACAATAACATCATTCGTAGCTTTTTGAAAGCTGAGGATGGTAGAAAGTTTATTATCTGTGACCAGTCCTCTTTGGAGCCTCGAGTATTTGCATCCGTAAGTAATGACCCTAATCTAATTAACGTATTTATTAACAATGAGGATTTATATTGTAGAGTGGCTATTCAGGCGTTTAAACTTAAAGGCATGTCGGCAAAGAAAAGCGATGATAACTATGTCAAGAACCTACGTCCAGAACTTAGACAGAGAGCAAAGAGTATTGCGCTTGCTATTCCTTATGGAGCAGGTGCGTGGCAGATCGGTCAATCGCTCAACATCGACATTAGAGAAGCACAAAAGATGATTGACGGATACCTAGAAGGTTTCCCTGAGTTAGCAAAGTGGATGAGTGATAGTCACCTTAGAGCTCAGACGTTTGGTTTCATTAGAAACAAGACTGGACGTATTCGACACTTAGATCGAGTGAAGCGTATCTACGAAAAGTTTGAGAACAGTCTTATTGAACCAGGACCATTCTCTCAGATGAAACGAATGGCCAAGACACCTGACCAAACTCAACAGCTGATGAAGCTTCGTATGGAGTACAAGAATGGACTAAACAACTGTAAAAACTTTCAGATACAATCACTAGCAGCATCTATTATGAATAGATCGGCCATTCAGATTCATAAACGATTTAAGGAGGAAGGATTGGATGCATGTATCATGTTACAGATTCACGATGAGTTCGTAATCAACGCAAAGACAGAGCATGCTCAAAAAGCTTCTGAGATTACAAAGGAGTGCATGGAAACGACTGTACAGATTGCAACTGGATTAGTAGCTGAGCCAAACATTGCAGATAATTTTGGAGAAGGGCACGTTTAATGAAAAACAGCATATTTATATTAGACCTTAGGGCAAGCCCTAGTTTTGAGAAACAATTTATTAACCATCTAAGGAGGTAAACATTATGAGCACAGAAGTCACTTTTGACGTCCTATTCCGGGACTTATTTAACGCGCAATCGCGTTTCGGATCTATTTCAGAGATCAAAATTCCACACCCAGTAGACATTTACGAACACTCAGACGGTCTTGTATTTGAGATCGCATGCACCGGTCTAACCAAAGACGAGGTTGACATTGATATTGAGTTAGATGTCTTAAAGGTAAACTACAACAAACCCAAAGTTTACGATGGAACCGAGGAAGCCCGTACCTACCAGTGTCGAGGCATCGCTCGTCGTTCGTTCAATTTAGCGTACAAAATTTCACCAAAGTACACTCTAGCCGAGAGTACAGCTACAATGGAAAATGGATTGCTGATTATCACAATTCCTTTTGCAGAGCAAGCAAAACCAAAAAAGTTACAGATTAAGTAAGAAATCGTTTGCTCTAAGGTCTTTTTTTCTTATATTAAATTAAACAGTTATACAAATGGAGAACAACAATTTATTTAGTCCTATCAGCGACAAGCTGATCTGTCTTCCGGTCGAGCAAGACGAAATGAGTGAGGGAGGTATCATACTTCCCGAGATTAGTGAACAGAAGCTTCTTAAAGCGAGAGTGCAGTATGTAGGAAAAGGATTTTGGGCAGCCCCTAACCTTTTTATCGAAACAACAATCAAACCAGGTGATGTAATTCTATACCAACGCTTTGCTGCACAAACATTCGAATACGAAGGAGTAGAGTATCATTCAGTACAAGAAAGAGATGTAATAACAAAAATCAACGAGTAACGATGAGCAACAAGTCAAGAATTATCAGTTATGATGTGGAAGCACGAGATAAGGTGCGCAGTGGAGTAAACAAACTATCTTCTGCAGTTAAGTCCACACTAGGTCCTAAAGGACGCAATGTATTGATCGAAAAAGAAAATGGTGCACCAGTAATTACTAAAGATGGTGTTTCAGTTGCAAAGGAGATACACCTTACAGACCCAATTGAAAATATGGGTGCTCAAGCTATCAAAGAGGTTTCAATGAAAGCAGCAAAAATGGCTGGTGATGGAACAACTACAGCAACAGTACTAGCTTCCGTTATGTATAACGAAGGATTGAAAGCTATCAATGCAGGAGTTAATCCAGTAGAGTTAAAGCGTGGAATGGATAAAGCTACTACTCAAGTTATCGAGTCTTTGCGTGAGATTAGTCGTGATGTGAAATCTATTGACGAGATTCGTCAAGTAGCAACTATCTCAGCTAATAATGATACGAGTGTAGGAAACATCATTGCTGAGGCTATGGATAGTGTTGGGAAAGATGGTGTGATCCAAGTTGACGAAAGTAAGACCTCAGAAACGACTTTGGAGGTTGTAGAAGGTATGCAGGTTGATCGTGGATTCATTTCACCCTACTTTGTATCAAACCAAAGTACAATGAGTACGACTTTAGAGAATCCGTTAATCCTATTCTACGATAGAAAGATCGGTAGCGTTAAAGAGGTGTTGGCTTTACTAGAGAATTGTAGCAAGCAAGGTAAGCCGCTCTTGATCGTAGCAGACGATGTTGATGGAGAAGCGCTTGCAACTATGGTTGTCAATAAAGCTCGAGGTATTCTAAACATCTGTGCTATTAAGTCACCAGGATTTGGAGATCGTAAAATCCACATGCTAGAAGATATGGCTATCTTAACTGGTGGCGAAGTAGTTGCAACTCAGAAGGGAATGAAGCTAGAAAAGCTTACAATGAATCAACTAGGTACAGCAAGAATGGTTACAGTAAACAAAGACGAGACTGTTATTGTTGATGGTGCTGGAGATTCAGAAGCTATCAAGGAGCGCATCCAACACATTAAAGACCAGTACGAGTCAGCAGACAGCGACTATGAGAAGCAATTTCTAAAAGAGCGTTTAAGCAAACTAATCGGAGGTGTTGCAGTACTGAACATTGGTGCAGCGACTGAGATCGAACTAAAAGAAAAGAAAGATAGAGTTGATGATGCTCTACACGCAACGAGAGCTGCTGTTGAAGAGGGTATTGTTGCTGGTGGAGGAATGGCACTACTACACGCTAGTGAGAAGTTGGAAGTTGAGACAGAAAACGATGATCAGGCGTTAGGTGTTAAGATTATCAAAAAGGCCTGCGCAGCGCCATTTGGTGCTATCGTAGAAAATGCTGGACAAAGTCCAAATACCGTAGCTCACTTAATTGAGTACGCTATTAAGGATAAGAAAGAGGACGCAGCATTTATTGGTTACGATGCTAGACAAGATGTTGTGTGTAATATGTTTGAGGCTGGAATTGTGGATCCAACCAAAGTTACACGTACAGCATTGGAGTTAGCAAATTCTGTAGCTGGAACACTGCTCACCACAGAGTGCGTTATCAGTTTTGATCCTGAAGAAAAAGAAGAAAAAGAGTCCTCAGTTCCAAGCTACTACTAGTTACGTTGAGGGGAGTTCGCTCCCCTCTTTTTTAATCTAACAAGCATGAATCAAAAACCAATACAACAAGAGGTTGACTTTTCTATGGCAACCAACTACACCTGCGAAGAATGTGGACACGATCGCTTTGTGGTAAACTACCTAATAAAGAAGTTCTCAGCAATAGTATCTCCAACCGGTAACGAAATGCTAACACCAATTCAAGCATTTGCATGTGCAAGTTGTGGACATATTAATGCAGACTTCTTACCAGAAAATCAATAGTAAAAGTTGCATATTCGAATAAAGTTAAGTACCTTTAGGTTATGAGTGAGATAAAACAAAAGACAGTTTCGTATTCGCAGTTCTCTTTGTATGCCAAGTGTCCTCTTAGATGGAAGCTTGACTATATCGATAATCTGCGTACGTATGAGGACAACATTAACACCCTATTCGGTACAGCATTTCACAATACAGTCCAACACTACCTACAAGTGCTTTATTCTGAATCTGCTAAGAAAGCTGATGAGATTGATCTAAACGCTTACCTGCAAGAACAAATGTATGCAGAGTATAAGAAGGCTGTAGAGAAAAAGAACGGACAACACTTCAGCACTCCAAAAGAGTTAGCTGAGTTTTTGCAAGATGGAATCGAGATACTGAAATATCTCAAAAGACATAGGAGGGTGTACTTTCCTAGTAAACAACACAAACTAATAGGTGTCGAGATTCCATTGAGCTTAAACCTCAAAGGTAACATTCGCTTTATAGGTTTTATTGATATCGTAATACTCGATGAACGTACCAATCGTATCAAGGTATGGGATATCAAAACCTCTACTAGTGGATGGAACAAATATCAAAAAGCAGATCAAAGTAAAACAGCTCAGCTTATTTTGTACAAAGAATTCTACGCTAAACAATACAACTGGGATCCGGAAATGATTGACGTGGAGTATTTGATAGTGAGACGTAGGATAAACGAAAATGCTGAGTTTGTTCCAAAACGTATTCAACTATTTGCACCAGCCAGTGGTAAAGTAACAAGAAACAAGATAGGAAGGATGTTTCAAGACTTCTTAGATACCTGCTTTACGGAAGATGGTCAATACAACACAGAAGCTATTTATCCCGCTATCGAGACTAGTGCATGTAAATTCTGTCCTTTCAATGGAACCGATAAGTGTAACAAAAAAGACAGACTTAAAGGATGATAGAGTTTGCAGATGTTTCCATGAGTAGGATTGCTACTCTAAATTCAATACACGTCGAGTCAGCAACGAAAGCTTTCCAAAAATGCTTATCACAAAAGTTACCAGTTTATATTCTATGGGGCAGTAGAACAGCAGAAGAGCAGGAGTTATTGTATAGGTTTGGACGAACATTGCCTGGACCTATTGTAACCCATAGAAGACCAGGATACAGTCCACATAACTTTGGATTAGCATTAGACTTTTGTTTGTTGGATGGTAAGAAGTTACTATCCTGGAACGATTGCTTTCACGATGAAATACTACACGAGAAGTGGTTGAAAGTTGTTAAGATATTTGAAGCAGAAGGCTGGACAGCTGGATGGAGATGGCCTAGCTTTGAACCAGGACATTTCGAAAACCTACTAGGACTCACTATTGGTGATTTACAAAAAAAATTCACATCAAATGAGGATAGGTATTACGGGAACTAAGACATTCGAGAATAAGACGAAGATCAAAAACTTCATGTTCAAGTTAAAGGAATATGGAGATGACATTACAATAATAGGGCTGGGAGAAAAGGATGGAGCAGACAAGTACATCAAGAGGTATGCCTTAGAGTTTGGCTACACGTATAGGGAAGCTAATCCACCACACACACCACAAAACCTCTACAGTTTACTTTCAGAGGTGCATTACAACAAACCATACAGCCCTAAAAACTTCTTCTCGAGAAACAAAATATACGCTCAGTATGTAGACAAGTGTGTAGTGTTTGATGATACAAACCTAAAAGATACTAAGGTAGTGGCGATTGTAAATGCAATGACTAAGGCAAGAAAGCGCACAGTTCTCATTAATTAGTACTATTTATAGGTATGAATGAGATGAAACGATGTATGGCTGAGTTAGTTGAGTGTATGAATGACCAAGGATGGTCAACATATCCACTACCAGGAGTTAAGCTGAACAACGATCCGCAGATGACAAACGGAATACTAACTCCAACTGGTCACTACGATCCACAGAATAAAATCATAGTACTCTACACAGCCAACAGACACCCTAAAGATGTCCTAAGAAGCTTCTCTCACGAAATGCGCCACCACCACCAAAACTTAACTGGAATGTTGAATATGGAGGAAGTGGAGAATGCTACAGATCCTAACTACGCACAAAACAACGAACACTTACGAAAGCTAGAAGAAGATGCCTTTAAAGAAGGTAACATGCTTTTCCGTGATTGGGCAGACAAAAGAAAGCAGAAATGAAATTAAGAAACATCTTTGAAGACCTTAACAACAAACTTCTAAATCACGGAGATGATCACGAAGCGGATATGGCTCTAGGAGAATAATGTGCAAGAATTAGAAGGCTGGGTACAATCCAAGATCACTAAGTCTGCAGATTACATAAATGCTGTCTATGACAATTTCATGTTTGATGATAAGTGTGAGAGTTGTGGTGATGGCTTGAATGAAGAAAAAAGCACATGCTGCGGTCGTTGCGGTCATAAGCATGTAAAAGGAACTTCATGTCCAAAACCATATCTAACTGGGAAAAGACACTGTAGGAATAGGTCATAAGATTTTAGAAAAATACTTGTAGTTTAAAAGAAAAGTTAGTATAGTAGTTACATATAAACACAACAAATGAAGAAAGGTTACATTCCAAAAAACGAGAGAAAGACTATTCTCTTTTTAGCAGATGATTTAAGACTTCCATCCGGAATCGGAACAATGACTCGAGAGCTTGTATTGCACAACGCTCATCGATACAACTTTGTCCACGTCGCTGCAGCAATCAATCACCCAGATATAGGTAAGATTTTTGATTTAAGCGCAGACATAAACAAAGAGATGGGTATTGAAGACTCAAGTGTGATTCTATACCCCAACAACGGATATGGAGATCCAGACTTAGTTAGAGCTTTGATGTCAAAGCATAAAATAGACGCAATCGTACATTTCACAGATCCTAGATACTGGATTTGGTTGTATCAAATGTCTGCTGAAATTAGACAAAACATTCCAATCTTCTATTATCACATTTGGGATGATCTTCCTGCACCACACTACAATAAGCCGTACTACGAGTCTTGTGACTTGTTGATGGGAATCAGTAAGCAATCCAACAACATTGCTAAGTTGGTTTTAGGTGCAGATAATTACCTAGACATCGATAATGAGTTGTGGTTTAAAGAAGATACAAAAGTTCATCAACTACCAAAAGTGTGCTATGTTCCTCATGGAATTGATAGTAAGTACTTTTATCCCATTGACAGAGAGGATGCTGAAGTACAGCAGATGAGGAAGTCGCTATTTGGTGATGCCAACCCAGAGCTTGTTGTTCTATACAATAATCGAAACATCCGCAGAAAGATGACCTCAGATGTTATTTTGGCGTTTAAGTTATTTTGTGACGGATTAAAGGCGTCAGGGGACAATTCAGATGTTCGATTAGTATTAAAGACTCAACCAGCAGATGAGAATGGTACAGATCTAATAGCTGTGATAGATACACTATGCCCGGAATTAGCAGACAGCATTCAATTTGACAACGTACGCCACGACTCAAAGGGAATGAACTTACTATACAATGCTTGTGATGTCGTTATCAACATTGCATCCAATGAAGGTTGGGGATTGAGTAGTACAGAAGCAATGATGACTGGTAGAGTGTTGATAAACAATGTTACCGGAGGTCTGCAAGATCAGTGTCGTTTTGAAGATGAAGAGGGTAACTGGATTGAGTTTGACGAAGACTTTGCATCTAATCACACCGGACGATACAGAAAGCATGGAGAGTGGGTTAGACCTGTGTTTCCAGCAGCAATCAACTTACAGGGATCGATTCCAACACCATACATCTTTGATGATCGTTGTGATATAAGAGATGTAGCCGCAGCAATCGAGTATTGGTATGAAGCAGGTCACCAGGTAAGAACCTATTGTGGCAATCAAGGACGTGAATGGGCTATGTCCGATGAGGCAGGATTTACAGCTGAGCATATGGCTAATAGATTCTCAGTAGCTGTTGATGCAACTCTAAATAACTGGGTTGCACCAAAGAGATTTACTCTGTACAATGTAGCAGAAGAGGTTGTTAAAACAAAGAATAGAAAAACAGGAATCACACTATAACAAGTTACGTATGTCAAAACCAACATTACTTTTAATGGCACCCGTTGCAACCGTATCAGGTTACGGAGCTCGATCTCGAGATATTGCAACGAGTCTAATTAAGTCAGATAAGTACAACATAAAGATATGGAGTACTCGATGGGGTACAACTCCAATGAACGCACTCAGTGCAGAGAACGAAGAGCACAAAGCAATCCTAGATAGGATGCTACAAGAGCCTAGATTAGATGCTCAACCTGACATCTTTATTCAGATCACAGTACCTAACGAGTTTCAACGTGTGGGTAAATTCAATATCGGAATTACTGCAGGAATTGAAACAACGCTAGCGGCAGCTCCTTGGGTGGATGGATGTAACAGAATGGATTTGATTCTGACATCATCTGAACACTCAAAGAAGGTATTGCAAGAGTCTGCTTGGATGCAGCATGATCAGAATACAAACCAACCAATGGGTGAAATTAAACTCAACAAGCCTATTGAAGTTTTGTTTGAAGGTGTTGACCTTGAAAAGTACTTTGCAACAAAAACACTAAACAAAACAATAGTTGATGAGTTGCAAAATGTTAAGGAGAGCTTTGCTTTCTTGTTTGTCGGTCACTGGTTAAATGGAGACTTTGGTGAAGATCGTAAAAACGTAGGAGCACTTATTCGTACTTTCCTTGAAGCGTTCAAAAACAAATCACCACAAAACCAACCAGCACTAATCTTGAAGTCTTCTCGAGCAGATTTCAGTCCACTCGATAAGCAAGAAATGTTGAGACGAATTAACTTAATTAGACAATCGGTTAGTGGGGGAAAGAGATTACCAAACGTATACTTGTTGCATGGTGATTTAACTGACGAAGAGATGAACTCACTATACAATCATCCAAAGATTAAGGCACACGTCACTCTTACAAAGGGAGAAGGTTATGGACGACCTTTGGCAGAAGCAGGAACGTCTCGTAAACCAATTATTGCACCAAACTGGTCAGGCCACATAGACTTCCTAAAAGAAGCTGTACTATTACCAGGTCAACTAACAAACGTACATCCATCTGCAGCTGCAGAGAATATGATTCTAATAGAGTCTCAGTGGTTTTCAGTAGACTACGGATACGCAGCAAGCGTTATGAAAGATGTGGTGGAAAACTACAAAAACTACGAAGAAGTAGGTCGCAAACAAGCTAAAGTAATTCAAAAAGAATTTACACTACAACACATGAGCGACAAGCTGATACAACTTATGGATCAACGTATCCCGGAGTTTCCTAAGCAAGTGGAACTCAAACTACCACAACTAAAAAAAATCGAATTACCTAAACTTAAAAAAGTATAAATGGAAAATCCAACAATGCGATACTTCGCACAAGCACACACACAATTTTCTCACAACCACCTAATAGCATTACTATCGTCACGAGACATTAAGTATCGTTTCTTTATGGAGGAGACAGAGGAAACTTACAGTCGATTTGAAATCATTAGCCTTCGTGAGAATTTTGAATGGCTACGAGAGATATCGAAAGAGAATAACGGAACATCATTTACATTAGAATATGGAACATACTGAACCAGGTAAAGTAACGTGTCCTCATTGTGGAGGCAGCCAGTGCTTTGAAGAAAACCAAACTATTCCAGGAACGGGAGATACTGATCAACTAGTAACAAGTTGGATGTGTATTGATTGTGGCTATACTTCCACAACTCTAAACGAAGAGGGTTCCGATGTCGTAACTGGCTATGAGGAGGCAACAGCTGAGCTTATCAAAGACTTGAGGTGGGTTGATCCGAGTACTAATCTAGTTTGGTATCCAATAGTACTCAACTTTCCTAGCTTTGGAATCATATTCCCTGATGGCACGAGTAAGGAAGATTGGGGTTGGAATGCTGCACCTGCTGTAGACATTCCAGAAGAAGAACAAAGCAAGTATCCTATTCCAGGGCAGAAAGATCAATACTACACTCGTAGAGTTGATATGTCAGTTGGTAGGAAGTTTGCTTCAAATGATTTTTACAATGCTTGTCATTTTATAGGATTTATTCAAACAACCTAGTTTATGAAAGTTAGTTACGCTATTACAGTCTGCAACGAGTTTGTGGAGATACAGAGATTGGTGCATTTTTTACTCAAGAACAAGCGCCTGCAAGATAACATTGTGATCTTGTATGATTCTAAGAACGGAGATCCTGAGATCGAAGCATTTCTTAGGTCACACTCACTTAACGGAGAGTTTGCTTGGCACAAAGCAGAGTTCGATGGACACTTTGCTAATTGGAAGAATAAACTCACATCACTATGTAGTGGAGATTACATCTTTCAGATAGATGCAGATGAGCTACCTCATACTAAGTTGATTGAGATACTACCGGAAATCTTAGAAGAAAATAGCGATTGCGATGTGATACTCACTCCAAGAGTGAACACAGTAAGTGGACTAACACCAGAGCATATAGCGAAGTGGGGATGGCAGGTTGACGAGAAGGGATGGGTAAACTGGCCCGACTATCAATGGCGCATCTATAAGAATAAAGGGCAAGTTAAGTGGATAAACAAAGTCCACGAAAGACTAGAAGGTCATAAAGCTTACAGCATGTTACCCATGCTCGAGGAGCTAGCTTTGTATCACCCAAAAACAATCGATCGTCAAGAAAAACAGAACAACTATTACAATACACTATGAGGGTTGCTTTTATGACGGAGATGCCTTTTATGGGCAAGATACCAGCAGACCATCTTAACATGAGAACGGAGTTTGCTTGGATGCATGCTTTAGATGCAAATCACCATAACATACGAGACATCGATGCTGTGAAGGATTATGACGCTGTCCTCATTATCTTTCCAAAAGGAAAAACATTCCTCAGTGCTGAAGGATCAAGATTAGTAGATGAACCAAACCCAGTATCTAGTTTAATTAGAAGTGAGATGGTGGTGAAGTTAAAGGAGAAGAACAAGAAAGTATTCTTCATCCAAGAAGGTCCTTGTTGGTGGTTTAATGACTACGAACTGGCTGATCAGATTAACTTCATTAACATGCTGAGAGAGGCTGATGGGTTCTTAGCTCACAATTCACATGACACTCTGTTTTGGAAAGGTTACCTAGATGCGGATAAGGTGCATGTCATACCAACCCTAATGCTAACCGATCACATTCCAGACGTCGTATGGAATCCACAAGACAAGGTGATTGTAGGTGGAAACTTTAGTAGATGGTATGGTGGGATGCAATCCTATGTTGTAGCTCAGGAGTTTGGTGTAGACCTTTGGACAATGACATCCCACTCAAGAAGAGACTATGAGGAACAATTAATTTTTCACTTACCACGTGTGATGTGGAATGATTGGATGAGGCAGCTGTCTCAATTTAAGTATGCAGTACACTTAATGCCAACAGCAGCAGCTGGTACTTTCAGTCTCAACTGTGCGTATTTAGGTATTCCATGTATTGGTAATGAGAAAATGGATACACAAAAGCTATGCCACCCACATCTATCAGTGGACGTAGATGATGTAGGGCATGCTAAGGAGTTATCTAAGAGATTAGCTACAGATTTAGATTTCTATCAGGAGATGAGCGTGTCAGCTAAACAAAATTACAAAAAGCACTACACTAAGGAGTTGTTTTTGGATAAAATGATCAGTATATTAAAATAATGAAAACAAATAGATTTGTAATCCTGTCTACCGTATACAACAAAGGTAAGTGGGTAGAGTTTAACGTGAATAGTGTAAAGCAGCAGAGTTTTCAGAACTACCTAGCTGTTTATGGTTATGATAAATCAACAGACAATACTTTGGATCATCTCACACAAGCTACCAAGGATGATGATAGATTTATGATACATCACAATCCAGATCCTGGGTGTTTTTTGAAATGCTTTATGGGTACTTACAATTACCTAAAACAAAACAACTTAATCACACCGGATGATATTATTGTTGAGATTGATGGGGACGATTGGTTATTGCATCCGTTTGTGTTGCAGTATCTTGACGAGATATACCAAAACGACAATATATGGATGACCTATGGTCAATATATTCAATACCCTTCTGGAGAGGTGGGTGGTCACTTTAACCTCGAATTAAATTCAATTGTCGATCAAGCTAACGCTTATCGTATGTATGAGTTCCCCTATAGTCACTTAAAAACCTATAAAGCGTTTTTGGTAGACAACCTCTCAGAGAACGATTTAATAGATCCTGCTACCAATCAATACTTTAATGCTGCAGCTGATTTTGCACTATGTATGCCACTAGTGGAGCAGGCAGGAAAGGATAGAGTTTACAGAGTTCCTGAAGTGTTATACGTATACAACACATCTGCTGACCTGGAGTCTGAGACAAATAACAGATTACACTTACAAAAAGAGGTGGAATCTAGAATAAGGCAAATAGCACCAAAGCAGAGACTATGAACATATCCGTATTAATAGGATCTTGTGATTCTTATTCACCTTTGTGGAAAAACTTTGACATTCTATTTCAGCGCTACTGGAAGCTTCCGACTAAAAACATATTAGTCAGTGAGACGGAGAGCTTTGATAGTGACCACTACCAAACAATTACACCAGGTAGGAAGGATTGGGGAGAGCGTATCTTAGAAGCTCTCAAACACATTGAAACTGAGTATGTGTTTTTTGTACTAGATGACTACTATCTAACCGAACCATTCACACAAAGCTTTGTTGATAACCACATTAGAATCTTAGAGCAGCATGGCGCAGTTAAGATCATGCCAGACATTGATTACGGTGAGCCAATTTATCAGCTAGATCATATTAAAGATGATCTATATCGTTTCAAAATGAGTAGCGATTATTTGAACTCAATTCAACCAGCCATATGGAAAACAGAATACCTTAAGCAAGTACTGCGACCTGAGTATTCTCCGTGGGATTTTGAAATTAAAGGAAACGATTTCACAAAAAGTCTAAACCCAACAATACTACTAAAAGCTCGGCCTAATCATATGTACTTTAATTTTGTAAGAATAGGAGGCAGAATCAGTGAAGGTTGGGAGGATCTCTATATTAAAGAAAATCTAAACTAACTAACATGCAAAATTTACCATACTATCCAATCATCAACCATTTTATTGACAGATACAACTACAAGAGTTACTTAGAGTTGGGAGTGAGGGATAGAACGAATACATTTAACCACATCATGTCTATGGATAAAACTGGAGTTGATTTAGACCCAAATAGCAATCCTGATTACGTGATGACTACAGATCAATTTTTTGAGGAGCATGCTGAGTCTAAGGAGTGGGATATCATATTCATAGATGCATCTCACGAGAAGACGCAAGTAATGAAGGACTTTGAAAATTCACTTCAACATTTATCAGCTAACGGTACTATTATCATGGATGACATCAACCCATTCACTCCTGAGTTAATGCTTCCTCAGTTTAGTCACAACGCTTGGGAGGTTTTTGCTACACTAAGGGGTACTCGAAGTGATTTAGAGATGTTTGGAATAGAATCTTCATTTTGTGGTGTTGTTAGAAGAGGACACCAGAAGACTCACAATCTTACTATAGAACCTACTTGGGAGTTTTTAGAAAGCAATAGACAAGAGCTGTTGAACATATTACCATGGAGTGAGATATGCAAAAGATAATACTTTGTGATACAATAAACCACGCTACTCCAATTTTACTAGAGTGGTCATTAGGTCTTCAAGATTTAGGCCACGAGGTATTTTATTTACCAATCCCAAACCACTCCATATTAGAAATACAAGAGGAGGTGGATCTATTAGTGTATGCTGGCATTCCTGGACATCTTCTTGGAGAGTTTGAACAATTTAAAAAGAACTACCCTAATACCAAGATCATAGGAGCTAGTTCAGAGTGGAACCCGGATTACTTAAAATTTAAAGGCATTGTCGACTTCTTTGTAGGAGCTATCGACCACTGTCCAACAACTAAGAGACTTTACAACCTCAATGGCTTTCAGTGGTACAACATACCCTTAGCAGCAAATCATATGCTATTTAGCAAAGTTGAGATGCCTAAGATTTACGATACATGCTTTATTGGAAACCTTAGCCATGGTTATAGGGGCGAAGATAGGTTTTTGTATCCTATATTTGACAACCCACGATACAATTGTTTCTTAGGTGGTATGACTTACGGAAAGTATCAGTACGGATTTGTTCCTTATCCAGAACACAATGTAATTAGAAATCAAACAAAGATTAACATAAACTTTCATGTCCCTTATCAAAAGCCAGGAATGGGTGAGTTTCCGGATCGCTCCGACTGCAATCAATCGGTTTACAATATAGCCTTGAGTGGTAACTTTCAGCTATGCGATCACCCCCTAGCTTTAGAATACTTCGAGGGGTTTGTAGTTGTTGGTGATGAGAACAACTGGCTAGAGTTGTTTGAATACTACCTTCACAATGATCAAAAACGAGAGGAGATGGCATATAACGCACAGCAGGTATGTATTAAAAAACACACTTGGTTGCAAAGAATGAAAGAATTTCTTATATTAGTAGATAATCATTACAGAGATGAAGAATAAAAAGATTTTTATCACAGGTGGTGCTGGATATCTAGGAAGAAGTATAGTTAAGAGATACTACAGCGATAATGAGATTACTGTTTATTCTCGCGATGAGGCAAAGCACTATTACCTCAAAAAGGAGTTTCCCAATATAACTTGCGTTGTTGGTGATGTACGAAATTATGATTTGATGAGACGAGCTGCTGATGGACACGATATTGGAATCTTTGCAGCCTCACTGAAACAAATAGAGGCAGTAGATCAAAACGTTGAAGAAGGTGTAAGAGTGATTATCGATGGAGCAATTAACTCCAGAAGAGTTGCTGAAGAGGTAGGAATGGAAGCTGCATGCTTCATCTCGTCAGATAAATCAAGAGCAGCAACTACACTATATGGAGCAATGAAGTTTGTTGCAGGTGAAGCCTTCATAGTCAATGCCGAAAAGTCAAAGGTAAGGCTGAGTACAGCAATCTATGGTAACGTACTTAATAGTACTGGTAGTGTAATCCCACTCATCTGGGATGCTATATCGAAGGGCTATAGATTGAAGTTATACTCTCCTCAGATGACACGATTTATGATTGATATAGAGCAAGCTATCGATCTAATCGAACGTGGACTCGAGGTGAGTGGGTATAGTGTTATTCCAAACTTAAAAGCGTTTAAAATACAAGACCTGTTTGAGATTTATGCAGAGGAGTTTGGGTTGGGCTATGATTTAGGTCAACCTCGCATATCCGAAAAACTACACGAAATGATGGTCAGCAAGGAAGAGGTTCCGCGCACCTTCTATAACGAGCATCACGATACTTTTTATATGCACTACAAAGATGTACATGATAGTGAGTTTTCCTGGGATGAGTTTACGTCCAATCTTGTTACAGTATCCAAAGACGAATTGCAGTTCATCCTAAAAACTTACAACTATTTCAAACAATGAAAGTAGCTATAACTGGGGAGACTGGGTTTTTGGGATATCACTTACGCTACTACTACAGTAACAAGGCTACCGTAGTGCAGCTGGGTAGGGACTTCTTAACAAACTTACACCTTCTTAAAGATTGCGACTTACTTATTCATGCAGCGGGAGTGAATAGAGCTAGCAACGATGATGATGTTTATTGGGGTAATGTAAACTTGGCTCAAGAGTTAGTAGATGGTTTAGTGGAACAAAACATACATATTCCAGTAAAGTACATATCATCTATCAGGGAGTTGGAAGACACTCCGTATGGTAGATCGAAGATTAAAGCCAAGCAAATCATTCGAGAGTATTGCATGCAGTACAATACTAAATTTGAATCATATCAATTACCAAATTTATTTGGAACTCACGGTAAACCAAACTACAACTCCTTTGTAAATACCTTTGCTTACAGCATTGTTCACAACATAGACTGCAAGTATAACTCAAATGTGGTAAACTTGTGTTGGGTTTATGATGCTATTTTGGTTATAGACAACCAAACAACAGAATATGTATTGTATCGTACAAAAGTAAACGAAGTATATTACTTGCTAAAAGGTCTTCACGATAAGTCGATAGAGGTCATGGGTGACCTATCTGGCATTTTATACAGCATACTTAACTACTATAAAAATGAATATACTAATCTTAGGACATAACGGAATGTTAGGTTCGATGTTAGTCGAATACTTCACAAGGCAGGGATTTGATGTATCCACTTTGTCACTACGTTTCGATGATGCAGAATTTACAAACCAAGTCTCAAACTTTAAGGGAGATTTTATTCTTAACTGCATAGGAGCCATTCCACAACGTACTAGCGACTTTAAAATAAACACAGACTTACCTATATGGCTGAGCAATAATGCACCGTGTAGAGTTATCCATCCGGGAACTGATTGCGAATCGGATCCAGATTCGTATGGTAATTCAAAAAGATTGGCTAGCGAGTACCTTGTAATGTATAGTAAAAACACAAAGATATTAAAGACGAGTATCATAGGACCTGAGCGTGGTACTCATTTTGGTTTGATGGAATGGTTTCTGAATCAAACCGGTACCGTAAGTGGTTACACCAACGCTATCTGGAATGGTAACACAACACTTGAGTGGGCAAAGCAATGTCATAAACTTATTTCTGACTGGGAGTCTTATCAAGTACAAACTACACTAGAAGGTGAACCAATAAGCAAGTATGACATGCTAAATCTATTTAAGGATTTCTACAACAAGGATGTAGTAGTGGAGCCAGTACATCAGGGAAAGAATAAGTGTTTGAAAGGTGATATCAAAACTCAATCTCTGAAGCAGCAACTAAAAGAATTAAAAGATTTTTGTTTTGAAATCGAACAATAATCGCTATACTAATAAATAAACAATATGACACAATTCACAAAGATCAAATCACTACTTCATGGAGAGTTGGACGTTTACGAGAACTTCGAACACACGCAATACGAAAACACACTATCACCTGGTTCTATGCCAGCTAACGAGTTACTACAATCAATTGTTCGAGAAGAAAAGCCATCACTTATATTAGAAGTAGGATCGTTTCTTGGATGGTCTGCAACTGGAATGACTACCGAAATGATAAAAAATAATCCAGATGGCGTCACTTTGTGTGTTGATAGTTGGATGGGTGGTGCAGATCATTGGGAGGAAGCTACATTCAACCCAACATCACGAATAAAGAGAAAAAATGGATACCCAACATTCTATTACAACTTCTTAGCGAATATATGTTACGCTGAATTGCAAAACAGCATATTACCTTTTGCATATCCATCAATCACTGCAGCAATAATCTTACAAAAGGTGTTCGAAAAGAACAACCTACAAGCGGATATGATCTACATCGATGGAAGCCACGAGTATTGGGATGTGATTTTAGACTTAACTAATTACTACCCTCTAGCCAAACAAGGAGGATTAATCTTTGGTGATGATTGGACCTGTGCAGATGTTAGAAATGCTGTGACTGATTTTGTCAATCAAAATGATCTGAAGTTAAGTGTACACCCAAACCAAGTTCATTGGTTTATTAGAAAATAATTATGCGAATAAGTTTTATCATACCATCAAGAAATAATCTCAAATACTTACAGCAGGCTGTAGAGTCGATTGAGCAGTGCTATGGATCAAACCACGACATAGTGTTACTAGATGATGCATCGAATGACGGCACTTGGGAGTGGATAGAGTCTTTAGGCAGAAACCGAAACAACATCATAGGTTACAGAAATGAGGGTCCTGATAGAGTAGGACACACAATATTATACGACAAAGGGGTTGAGATTAGTCGTACAGAGGTGTTCACTATATTTCATGCAGATATGATCTCAACCCCTAATCATATACCAAACCTTCTCAAACATCTAACGAAAAAGAGCGTAGTAGCTGCAACCAGAATTGAACCACCACTTCATCCACCAGGACCGGAGAAGTATGTTAGAGCTTATGGATTCGAACCTGAGGAATTTAAGAAAGATGAGTTTGCAACCGAAGTGCTAGCGCTAGAGGAGCTTAATAGCGATAAAACTACTACTGGCATATTTGCACCATGGTGCATGTACAAGGAGGATTTTTTAGCTATTGGAGGTCACGATCCTTTATTTGCTCCAATGGAGCTAGAAGATTCTGACATATTCAATCGCATGCACTTGGCTGGGTACGAACTAGTGCAATCTCGAGACTCCTTTGTATATCATATGACTTGCAGAGGTAGTAGGTTTAAGGATGGTATTGAAATAGAAGCAGAGATACCACTGCCAGATGGAACTATATGGTACAAGCCAAAGGATTCGGAAGAGTACAAAGCTCTTAGAGTTATTAAGTTTCGAGAATGGTGGAGAAAGTGGGGATGCAACGTACTTCACGACAACCTTCTAATGCCTATTGTACCACCAAAGTATAACATTGCGTTTGTTGTTCGTAACTGCAATTTAGAGGTTCTTAATGTGCTAGAGCCGTGGTGCGATAGAATATATGTAGAGGATGATATGCAAGTGCTCACATCTCACTACATCGAACAAGAGCAACCAAATACTAACTTTGATCTTACAAAGAGAGTACTTCACGTATCTCATAACGATCCGTACGGAGAAAATGACATAGTTGTTGAGTTTGACGCTAGGTTGTTAGGAAACCATAACTACCAGTACATTGAGCAACTTTCTCAAATTATCAAAGACAATGGTGAAGTAGGGGAGTTTACTTTGGACATATTCAAAGTCACTATCCACAGTACGGAAGAGTATCAACAAAAACTAATCGTATGCAATTCTTTTTGATGATGCCTGGTGATAAGGAAGAGGATACTCTTAACGAAGCAAACTTGCTAGGGGAGTCTTCCTTTGGAACCTTTTGGGCGGGTACTGCGCTGACTACCTTGATGAAGATCGTAGACAGAGAGCCAGAACTACTGCCACTCATTAAGATTGCTACAGATATGTCAAAGGCTACATTCACGGTGGAGGAGTTTTTGACTGCAATACAAAAACTTAAAGTAAGAATAAAATGAAAAAAACATACTTCTATCATTCTAGGAAGGATAAAAAAAAGGAAAAATTAGGCAGTATCACTATCGAATCGAGATTGCAGGCTGCTTTAGCTTTTGCTGAAAGAAAACAGCTAGACCTAAAATCCTTCCTCACAATTTACGCTGTGAGCCGCTAGTATGTGACTATTTATTGCAAACAGATGACAATGAAAATAGTAGTCACAAGATCTGCAACGAAGAAGCAATCGTATATCATTGCTGTTGTGGATAGTGGTAACTGCATACACAAGGAGTCTGTTGATGGAGTTGCAAAGAGAGATGAGGTAGTGTGGAAGTTGGCTGATCTTTACAACGCACTGGACATTGAGATCATTGAACCTAATCAAGAGGAGTTCAAGTTCACAGAGATACCAGTCATCCCAGTGTTAGATGAGGAAGAAGCGGAAGAGTATTTTGAAGATAATAAAGAGGCAGTGTACGATAGAATCATACAAGCTATTAAAGAGGGGCTTCATGTCAACCGTAACGAGATTAGATTATTCGAGTTGAATGGAACGGGAGTTTATCTAACCTCAAAGAAGCCTAACTGGAAGCGTGGATTGGAGCAGGCATTGCAGCATTTTATTGAAATAGAAGCATACGAAAAGTGTATCAGCGTCAAGCAGTTGATGGCGAAATTGTAGTTATGAAAAAGTTTAGAACAACTATGCTGCTTCAGTCTCAGATTGAAGCAGCAATGAAGGTTACACGATCAAACAAGGCAGCAGCCGAATACCTACGTGTAAGCTTTAATATGTACAAGAGGTATGCGAAAGCGTACAAGAATGAGTTTGGTGTACCGTTGTTTGATACACACAAGAATCAAGCTGGTATTGGTGTTGCTAAGAATAGGGTAGCAGACTCAAGGCATAAAGTTGATGACATCATTCTAGGAAAGCATCCTAACTATCCAGCCCACAAACTCTTCAAACGATTATTGCAGAGTGGCTATATAGAAGAGAAGTGCAAGAGCTGTGGGTTTCACCAAAAGAGACCTACCGATCTCAAAACACCTCTGGTGCTGAATCACGTTGATGGTGATAAGACTAATCACAAGTTCGATAACCTAGAGGTACTATGCTACAACTGCTATTTTATTCATGTAGGGGATCTCAAAAAGACTCTACTCAAGGATTCGACTGAGAGACCGGAACAATATACCTCAGAGCTATTTGAAGGAAAGCAAGATACTTTGGATGCATTGGCAGACTTGGATCTGTTGTCAGATGAAGAAAAAAAAGCTATACTAGATAATCTAAACAATTTGTAATATGGGAGTTCGAAGATCGTTTATGAATGGTGTGCGTAATGTAGAAAGAAAGTTTTTACGAAATCACCGACGTAAGGATAGTTACAAAAAAATCAAAGGATGGGTACTACTTCCGGCAATGATGGTTGTTACAATCCTTGAGCAACTTGAGAGAATAAGATTGCCTAAAATAGGTAAACGTAAAAAGAAAAAAGTGAAAGCAAACCCTGAGTATCAAATCAAGATTAAGAACATCGTCGATGGTTTTGCGGGACTGGCATTCCCAAATAAACATACGGAGATCATGGCTAACAATCGAGCACAAATATGTGCCGCATGTCCTCATGCAAAAGCATTCGGCGCTTATAGCGTTATTATCGATAACAAGATCAAGAGTATACAAGGGCAAGTGGTAAGAAAATAGGCATAGTTGTATTCAACGATGACTTTAATCATCTCAAGCTAGTGATCGAAGTGTTATCAACTACCTTCGGATATCATCCAACCCAAGCATATCAATGTGCAGAGATGATACATAACAGAGGGAGCTACATAGTCAAGACCCTACCGGAAAAGCAAAAGGAAAAAGCAGAGGCTTATAGAAACCTTCTTGTATCAAACGGACTGACAGCAAAAATAATTCCTATGTAGCTGTTGCAAAATCGATTCTGTTGTAGTATCTTTAGGCATAAGAAAAAAGATATGACAGAACTCAATTTAGGATACGCATGCATCAATATGCAACTCCGCAAGAAGAATATCTTTGCAGGTAGAACTTGTCGCAAGGCCACATTCCAGGAAAAGGGATTAGAGTACGTCGGTGAGTTAGGTTTGCAAAATATCAAAGACCTACTGACAATCGTCAAGTGGAATAGTGCTAACGGAATAAAGTTGTACCGAATCGGTTCAGATATATTTCCGTGGCAGAGTGAGTATAAGTTAGAACAACTACCTCAGTACCAAGAGATACTTACAACACTCAAAGAGATTGGTGACTTTGTTACACAAGACGGTCAACGTCTCAGCTTTCATCCAGGACCATTTAACATTCTAGGATCAACTAAGCCCGAAGTAGTAGAACGTACTATCGTGGATTTGCAGAACCACTCAGAGGTATTCGATCTTATGGGATTCAAACCAAGTCCATACAACAAGATCAACATACACATAGGTGCTACTTATGGTGATAAGGAGGGTGTAATACAGAGGTGGATACAAAACTACAACCGACTTAATGAGAGTACACGTAAACGTATTACACTAGAGAACGACGACAAAGAGAGTATGTACAGTATT